CTTTGGGAACACGTGCTACTTTAACACCAGCCTCCAACTGCTGTTACACGTACCACCCATCACTAACTTCTTCCTTGGTGATCGCTACACCGGCAAGTGCGAGTTCACGCGCCTGTACGGTCACTTCGTATTGGCCTACTGGAACCCCAACCTCGGTGAGGATGCCGTGCTCAACCCCGGGCCCCTCCTGAAGCTCTTCACCGACCGGTTCCCGCGATTCACCCCTCACTACCAACACGACGTCCAGGAGTGCATCTTGTGTTTCATCGACATTTTGGAGAAGGAGATCGCACCCCTCAAGGAGTGGCTTTATGGGAAAAAGACCCAAGAGATCATCTGGCCGGGTGGTCGTAAAGAGGTGGAGGAGGACTTCTCCGTGCACTTGGTGTCGCACGACGGGACCACGGACTTTGGGAAGATGGTCCACCGCACGTTCGAGTGGAACTACCTCACCGACTACGTGGACGACGACGGGGTCGAGCACAAGGCGGCGAGCACGCGCACCCTGTTCAGCCGCCTCCCACCCATCCTCATGATTTCCTTTGACAAGAAGAGCGTCATCGACGTCGTCGACACCATCGTCTTGGGCGAGCGCACGTACAAACTCGTCGCCTCCGCGGTGCATCACGGGGTGCAGATGGGTGGGCACTACAGCGCTCTCACCCGACAAGTGGATAAACCTTGGCACCACAAGGATGACAACAACGTCAAGGTCTTAGAGACCATCCCTGTTAAAGAGGGTCACTACTTTTTGATCTATGTCACCTGACTTAAGACTTTGCCCACCTTCCATGACAAGACAAGACGACGCCATGGCGTGCGACACCCAGATGATAGCGGAGAAGGTCCAGCAACTGCTGGACAGTCACCAAAACACCCCGTGGGTCGAGATGGAGTTCCGGTTGGGGCGCTTCACGGCTAACGGTTTCGAAACAGACGTGGGCAAGTCCACCTTTTACGCCATCCACAACGGTCTCGAGCAGTACAAGGAGTGGGAGGAAGTGCGACGAACCTTGGAGGACGTGTACTACAACGACGAGAATCGCATTCGCCTGTCCGTGGGTCACGACGGCGTGCAGACCTTGGTTCAGAAAGACAAGTTGGCGCAGATCGACTTCAAGGAATTCAAAAACGCCCCGTTGGATCTTAGATTTTCCGTGAGTCGGGAGATGCCAATCCAAGGCCAGTACGAGATGGACCGCAAGCGCACGAAGCACCGAACGCGGTACATGCGCAAAGGCCTCGCCATCGATCTCACGGTGATGCAGGGTGATCAGGTCGACATGGACGCGGAGGACCCGTGCTCGTACCACGTCGAGCTGGAGATCCTTCGCCCCGATGTTCCGATGACTATAGAGGAGTGTTTCAACATGTGTCATAAGGTGAATGATGTGTTGGCAATCATAGGAACTGATACCGCTGAGCCAGTGCCAGGGAATTCAGAAGGTGCATGATTTGTAACTTAAAGCGCTTGTGTTCAATCCTATCGTAGTATCTAATACAGTGTAAAATCAACCCGTGATCGTCCGGTTCCCTAAGGGACTCCATGAGTTTTCTCATCTCTTCCTCGCCCTCGAGCGTTTCGTAGTCTGGATGATCGGTGTACTCCATCTCCAGCTTGGACACCACCTTCTCCGACGACCGACCCCACTCGATGTACTCGCACGCGGTGTAAATGATGGCATCCAATATCCGTTCCCACACCTGCTCCTTCCAATCCACGTCTTCCCTATCGAGGAGGATGCCGTTGGGGAAGGTTTGCTCAACCTTCATCGCCGTGAGCCTGCGCGTGAACGCCTTGCACTTGATGCCGAAGCCGATGCCCTCGCTCATTTGTGTATCTCGTTTTTAATAATCTCACGCATATAACGCCTTTCCCTGTTCTCCTTGTGCGTCTTGACCATCTCGGCGACGTAAAACTTGAGCGTCTTGTAGGTGGCCTTCTTCGCCTTGGCCAATCGTCGACGGACCTCCTTGATGTCCGCGGCCAGGTCCTTCCTGACGTACTTTTTGAACGGGCCGTTCACCCACTTGTTGCCGTACCCGGCGACGAGGGCCCGGCGGATGACGGGTTCACTGAACATCTTGCTTGGGTAGTCGAACGATCCCGTGATTTGCACGAGCCCGTGCATGTCCAACGCCTTGATGAACTTCCTGGCGATCGTCACGGTCTCCCTGAGCTGGGTCGGGGACTTGACGTCGAACATTTGTAGACTGGTGTTGGAGAGTTGGAAGTTCCTGCCCTTGTAGGTGATGGCCAGGACGTTCTTTTTCATCGTCGCGCTCATCCCCCTGCGATTGTCGACGAACTGTTTGATCCTCTTGTGGTTGAACTGACCGTTGATCTTGAGCTGGGCGTTGATGGTGTTCCACTTCATCGGACGCTTTAAGACTGCCTCCTTCTTCGTGTGGTGCTTCACGACGTACTTGTGAACGTCACGGACGATGCTGAGATCGTTCCCGGGACATCCCCCCGTCACCCGCACGGTGCCGTTCTTGTACACGTACACGACCATCGTGTTGATGTCGTCCCGGTGGCGCACCTCCACCTTGATTTGGATGAAATCACTTTTCCCCGGTGATCCTCTGAGGCCCTTCTCGTCGCGAACGGCCACGGACTCCCACTTGCTCGTGTACCCCTGGATCTCCATGACGTCCAACCAGTAGTCCTTCGTGGACACGACCGGTTCCACGCCGCGGAGTTTCTTCCTGAACGCGTACGCAAGGCTGACCGGTTTGATCATCGCGCGGTCCTCATCCTTCTTCGTCGACGCGTTGACGAGGGTGACGTTCACCTTGTCTATGGCCAAGCTGGATGTGTTGGCGACCACCCTGGGAGTCGCGGGCGAGCGCCTCTTCCGTGGCTCCGACGCGATCTTCCGCGTGGTCGGTGAGAGCAGAATCCCTATGCGCTTCACGGGTGGCGCGGACAGGCTGACGCACGCGCGCGGCCTCGTCGTCGGACACGAAGCCACCGGTGGACGCGCGGTCGGTCGAGTGGTCGGTCGCGGGGGGGAATCGAACGGGTCCATGTTGGAATGCGTCGAATTGTGACGTGGGCGGGGGCGGTCCTGCACGACCACCACATTGGAATTTTTCAGGAACTCGCGAACGCCACTGGCCATGCTCTTACAGTATGGAGAGATTTTTTACATATCTGCCGCGCTAATTGATACAGTATCCTCGACTATGTCTATGCCGAAAATGAATTCGGTGTTCGTGTAGTTGTGCCCCTTCCAGTTCATCGTCGTCGGCTTCACCACCAAGTCCCGCCCACTGAACGGACCGGCGTAGAAGTCCTGGGTGAACACGTGTGTGCCCAGTCCGCACGCCTTACAGTGGTCGTTGAATTTTTGCCTAAAGATCGCGACCGGCACGCACAACTGCTCTCCGTACTTAATCTCCGGTTGGGCCAAGAAGTTGGACAATGGAGAGGAAACCATGGCTACTTGCTTCTGCACGGTGGCGAAGTAAGGTGGGAGACAGTTCCAAATGTCAACGCTCCCGTACTTCGACACGTAGTCCAGATACCCGCGAACGCATTTGTAGAGGAGGGTGGGCATCTCCCCGTGGAGCTTCTCATCCAAGTGTGGATCTGCGTTCCGCACTTGCTTGGCAAAGTTCCACGTCACCAGACGACGAAGGATGGACCCGCCGTTATCCTTCCACCCATTTTTCCCGTTCCCACACCCCGGCACCTCGTTCCCGGCTAGGATTCCCGGCGTCTTCCACTGGATAGACTTCGCTTTCTCGTGTTTGATGCTCACCGAGAGATCTTCCCCGCTACACATACTCTGAAACTCGGCCTGCTCAAGGCGTAAGTCGGCTTTTACTTCCGGTGCCAAGTACAGCAGCGCGTCGTAAATCGATCCCAAACCGAACTGTCGCTCGACGTTGTTCGACAACGTACGAATGTCCGACGGTTGGTACCACGAGCGAGCGATCTTCGTGAGGATTGTGGACTTCCCCGATCTGGCCACTCCCTTCAGGAGGGGCACCACCTGCCACTGGTCCAAATCGTTCACCTCGAATGTCAATCGACCCAACATCGCGTACAACCACGACGACACCTCACGGTCGAAGTTTTGGTAGTCCATGATCGATTGGGTCCACGGGGTTGGGATGTCCATCCAGTCGTCCACGTGGGTGAAATCCTCAAACTGTTGATCGAAAAACTTGCACGACGTCTTCGTCGGGTCGAGGACCGCGAACTCCTTGCTGTCGTACTCGAAAAACCTACACGTGTATCCGTTGAGTTCGGACGACCACACCTTCCCCATGAAGACGCCGTTTTGGAACGACCACATGTGTCTACACGGTTTGATCTCCGGGAACTGTGCGTCCGAACAGTTGGTCAAGTGGTTGATGACATCTCTAAAGCCCGTCCCGCGCGACGTGATGTCCTTCCAAAAATCGAAGAACGTGTCCTTGTCCGCGAGCTTGTACACGTACTCCTCTATGCTGCCAATCTCCTTCCACGCCCGGGTGAAGTGCCCGTTCACCGTTCGCTGCACCATGCACTGACCCTTGTAACGACGGACGCCGTTCTGGAACAGGTCGTTCAGGCAAAAGCACAGGGCCCGCTGAAAAGGGGACATCTCGTCGATCTTCTTCTCGTCAATCATAGGCGTCGCGTCGAAGTAGGCCGGGTCCGCGGCGTAACTCGGTTGGACCTTGGTCGGGTCCCTTATGCGCTCTTGGGCCAGGTGATGCAAACGGACATTCTTAAAGGCATCCCTCACCTGCACCTTAAGACGACCCAAACGTTGGGCCATCGTCAGGTCGTGCCCTTCGGCGCAAAAGTCACCGAACGTCGGCTCTTTCGTCGACAACTCGAGCTTGCTCACGTCAGGGTGCGGGAGCGTTCGGATGCGAGAAAGGATCTGTGTCAGGAACTGATTCTCCCGCTCGAGCTTCGAGTGGATGACGGTCAGTTCGACGCTACGGGGGAAACCATCGTCACCGATCTCCTCCGGTGAGAAGAACTGTCTATACCCCAGGCGCGAGATGTCCAGGGGGTTGCACTTTTCGCTCGTGAGCGCCCAGCGTCGCTCGAGAACCTCGACCACGTGGATGAGCTTTTCGTCGCCAAGAGTTTGAATCTGAGACTTCCACGTCTCGAGTTCAATCTCGTCACGATTGGGGTCTTTGTCCACCACATGGATTTTGTTCATGTTGCCTCTTACCCAGACCTAGTGTATAGTCTTTATTAATTTTTCATGGAAGAGAGCATCTTTATGAGGATCTTGTTCTGAACCTCCATCTGCCGAGCCAGGGCGACGAGGGCTGAGCAAACAGTGTCCCCGTCCTCCGTGGTGAGGACGCCGCCCAGCAAGTCCAGGAGCGGGTCCTCTGCACCCTGAAGATCGTCGTCGTCGAAGTCGGGGATCTCACCCTCCTCCAACTCGTCTTCGTCCTCGTCTTCGTCCAGGAGGATGTCGTCCTCGTCCTCGACCACCTCTTGTTCTGGGATTGTGCGTTCGGAAGTCATGTGTCATGGGCTGAGAAAGTTCAGGCCGACACCTGACGCGCCGCGTCAGGCCAGAAAAAAAATCTCATGCTATAGTACAACAACGAAATTTCAAAATGGCTGGTGGTCTCATGCAGCTCGTCGCCTATGGCGCCCAAGATGTCTACTTGACGGCCTCTCCGAAGGTCACCTTCTTCCAAGCGGTGTACCGTCGCCACACGAATTTTGCGATGGAAACCATTGAGCAAACTGTCAACGGTTCTCCGGCCAACTCCGGTCGCGTGTCCGTCACGGTCGCGCGCAACGGTGACTTGATCGGTGACATGTTCGTCGAGCTCAAGGGTAACAGCGCCCTCGTCTCCAACACCAACGGCGTCTCCGCGTGCTGGGCCGCTGAGCGCGCCATCAAGGACGTCACCTTGTCCATCGGTGGTCAACAAATTGACAAGCACTACCAACGCTGGTTCCGCCTCTACTCCGAAATCTACCTTTCGGAAGACAAGCGCAACCAATGGGCGAAGATGACGACCGGTGCCGCGTCGACCTCTTTGTATCTTCCCTTGGTCTTCTTTTTTAACAGAAACCCGGGTCTCGCCTTGCCGCTCATCGCCCTCCAATACCACGAAGTGCGTTTGGACTTCGATTTGACTGACGAATTTGAAACGTATACTGATGGTTCGACCTTCCGCGTGTTCGGTAACTACTACTTCCTCGACACGGAAGAACGCCGACGATTTGCGCAAAAGGGTCACGAGTACCTCATCGAACAAGTCCAACACACCGGTACCGACACCGTCACGTCCGCTGGTGTCATCTCCAAGAGGCTTTCGTTCAACCATCCCGTCAAGGAGCTCGTCTGGTGCTTCTCCCCGAACAACAACAAGGGCTCCAACCTTTGGAACTTCACCTCCAACACCGGTGCCACGGAAGTCATCCTCGAGTCCGCCCCGGCGAACTCCGACTCCCTCGGCTCCTCCAACTGCTTCGTGCCGACCTCCCTCATCGGCGTCCCGGTCCTCGCGGTCGGTGGCAACGGTGGCTCCCACGGCATCCGCGAAGAAGGTGCCGGTTCGTCTACCATGTCCGTCGGTCCGCTCGACAAGTTCAAGCTTGTTCTCAACGGCCAAGACCGATTCAAGGAAATGGACGGAAATTACTTCAACAAGGTCCAATCCTACCAACACCACTCTGGTAACCCGATGCCGGGTATCTACACGTACTCTTTCGCCCTCAAGCCGGAAGAGCACCAACCGACCGGTACTTGCAACTTCTCGCGTATTGACAACGCTCAAGTGTCTGTCACGATGAAGGACGCCCCGGATTCCACTACCATGCACCTTTTCGCCACGAACTACAACGTTTTGCGTGTCCAATCTGGTCTTGGTGGCTTGGCTTTCTCCAACTAAATTTCGTACATTTACTTTTTTTTTCACTAAAAAAATACTAAGATGCACAAACACCTTAGTATTTTCTGTGACTAGTGTAAGTCATGACCACGAACGGGTGGAACATTAACAACGATAATCTCGAACGGATGTTGAGGGGTGTAAGTTACAATTCTAACTCAAACTCGCGAAAGAACACATCCTCTTCGTCCTCCTCCTACAATAACGTCGTCGTCACGCCGGGTGCTCGCAAAGCCATCGTCAACAGCACAGCACGCCAGCTGGCCATTCCACAAAAGTACATCCAACAGACGTATAACCTCGGGAAGGCTCTCGCCGAGTCAGGACCCCTCCCAGAAGCCAGTGGTAATCTCCTTCGCGTCATCTTTTACGTGATCGCCCTATCCAGTGGACAGCCGGCGAAGTTCTTCGAAGGACTCATCAAGAATAAGATCCCCGGCGCCAACCAACTGAACACGGTGTATCGCCAAGTGAAACCGTGGTTGGGGAAACCCAAAGAAATCCTCGTGAACTCCCCGGCGGTGGAGAAGTTTGCGAAATGGGTGCCGAGGACGAAGAACTTAGCAGTCGCCATGGGAAGGCGTCAAGAAAACACAGGATACTCCATCGCGGCTCTCATCGTTGCCTTCTTCGTCACCAGGATCATCGACATCACTGTGACCAGTGCTGCGACTAAGAACCGAAACACAACGTCGAAGATGATCGCCGACCTTCAACGACAATTCCGGGGGACGATGATGTTCGTGGCTACTTTGTTTGCCACCACGTACTCGTTGGACGTTAGCAAACAACGAATGTGGATGTTGTTGGGTTCACTGACGATGGCGGCCCTTGGTAAGTATGTCAAGGGCAGCAATACGGTAACCAGGGCTCTCGCACTTCGGTAATTTTTTTGTCGTCTATTATCAGATGTCCAACAACAACACCAATAACGAAGGCGGTGGTGGAGCCATCATCATCGTCTTGCTGTTGTGCTGTCTCGTAGCTTCGGTCGTCGCGGGGGGTGGTTGGTGGTGGATGTCTACCGATGGTGGCAAAAAGGACTTTACCTTCCCGTTCCAGTCGGAAAAGAAGAAGAAGAGCGGTGGCGGTGGAAGCGGTGGAAGCGGTGGAAGCGGTGGAAGCGGTGGAAGCGGTGGTGGCACCCAGGAAGACCTGTCTGTCGGTGAGCAAAAAGAACCGTGCAGGACGGGCGAATGGACGGACGAGGGCGATTGCGTCGAAGGTAAAATGAAACAGGTAAGAACGGTGACGGGCGATTGCGGTGACGACGTCGAAGCAGAGCAAGAAGTCCCATGTTGCAGTCCGGGTGAATGGACGAACGAAGGGGTATGTCGTAAACTTCCCGGTTCAGAATTACCAGATGAGGTCTCTCAGAAACAGGTGCGAACACTCGTCGGCGAGTGCCCATCACACGTCAAGACGGAGCAAGAAGTGGCGTGTTGTCTGGTGACTAAAGATTGGTTTGAGATTTCACCTTGCACATTTGGGAATAAGGCGTACGACCGGAGAAAGCTGGAAGGCACGTGTCCAGAGGAAGAGTGGCCCACATTACGAACACGAGATTGCACATTTAGTCACCCCAACTGCGCAGCCGCTGATACTAATGCAGAGTGCCCGAGGTGGGCCAGAGCCAAATTATGTGATAATGGTTGGTATTGGGATTGGATGCAAACAAATTGCGCAACTTCGTGTCAAAGGACGGGTGCCAAGGCGAAGTATGATTACGGTAAATCGACGTGTCGAGCGCCAGATTTCGAGACGTGGTGTGTGGACACAGCCACCGACTGTGAAGCACGCAAGGCGAGAGGTGAGTGTGACACGAATTATTGGCAGAATTGGATGGAGTGTAAGAAAACGTGTGAGGCATGGGGATGTCAAACAACCAATTTTGGCACACACAAACCCGACGATGATTATTGGTATCGCAACTGGGTCGATGGGAGCGAACAACTAGATTGGAAAGATTATCCCAGCGGGACATTCAAGCCAGATTGGTGTTCCTATAGTGGTAGGTATTGTAAATTCGATCCTAGGCCAGGGTATGACGGACCCGGCAAGGACGGTGTGATAGAACCAGGTTATTACTACGGTTTATCATCATTTCAAGGAGGCATATAACGTGATTCACTCCCCGAGGATGTGCGAGAAGGAGCGTTTCATTGGCAATCTACAAAGCCAAGCATTAAAGCGATCGAATAGGGTCATCGTTTTAATGTTTGTGAATGTTATTTTTAGAAAGGAAAACTTATTCTTCCATGATCGGGCAGCATCGACCCTTGGTGTGGAAATTGTCGTTCTCTTCGTCGTACACAAAGTCCAACTTGGTCAGGGCTTGGGTGTGAGTTCGGCAACCCAGCTGGTTCAGGTCCATGCCCGCAGTCACACTGAGGGCCGCGGGACGCTTTTGTCCATTACCCAAATCCACGGAATCCGGTGTATGTACCCCGGACGGTCGTGGGTGTTGATAATCGTTGAGGTCGTAGCAGCCCTCGGTGTTCAGTTGGCGTCCACACTGGTAGTCGATCTTGAGCTTGTTCCCGACTTTTTTAATCTCGTACCCGGCGAGGGCCTTGTTCCCACAGTCCATCTTCCACTTTTTCAAACGATTGACCCAGTCGCCCGTGTCGTCGTCAATCTTGATGGACGCCGTGCTTTTAATCTCCGGTTCGACAATCGGCAAACCTTGCAAACACGCGTGCTCCATCTGGTAGTTCCCGTTGCGTCGCCAGATGTGCGTTCGCTCTTCATCCGGTACTTCTTGATCTTCCTCGTCAGTCGCTCTGTACCAGTGCGAGTGCCATCTGTGGAAGTACATCGCGCCTTGAGGACCACACGTCATCCCTCGATTAGCCAAGAAGGACAAGTCCCCATTGGCGTGCGCACCCGAAGACGCGGTGATGCTCGTGTCCGTGGACCACAACTGCGCACCCTGCCACGTCGGTTTCCAGTATTCCTTGAGAATGCCATACTTTTTCATCAACCAGTTCTCAACCTTGACAATCTCTTCTGTGGTCAACTCTCTGTCGTAAATGACCATCTCCGCGATCCCCCACTCCGAAGTTTCGCCCGTGCCACCCCATCCACCGGCGTACGCCTGACCGTAATTGACGCTCACTTGAGTCGGGGTGCCACACGCCCCGTTGGTCAGACCGCTGCGCTGAATGCCATTGCGTCGCAGCAAGGTCTTTTGGTCGGTGTGTTGGAGCCATTGATGTTTGTACTTTTGAGTTCCATCCCAGTGGGCCATTGTATAGCACGACTCACGGTGCGCCATACCGGTGTGCCCGGCGTGGAATCCACTCAACCAGTTGGTGTCCGTACCGTCAAAGATGCGCGCTTGCTTGGCGTTGTCATCGCTCATGTAGCGCGCGATGTGGAAGAAAGTGAACTTCTTACCCGTGGTGATGGCGGAGGTCGGAATGCGGAATCCATCCTCCTGGTAGCCAAAGACGTAGTTGAAGTTGAAGTCACCGTCTCCCTCCACCTTCTCCGGATTCCCTCGGAACTCCGTGATGTCATTACCCTTTCCAGACTTATCGGCCCACTTGGGCCCGTCCATTTCGTAACTGTCGGCGTCGTACCACGCAACCAACCCCTCGATCGTGTCCGGTGAGGCGTCGGGGTCCTCGTTTGTCAAGGTCACGCCCGTGGTCGTCGATTCGTCTTCGGGCACGAAGTCCGCTTGGTCCCCACCGGAGTCTTCAAGTCCCATCGCAGTGGCTTCGTTTCGTCCTATATCCTCCGGAGCGATGTCTTCTGGTGCCGGGGCCGGGGCTGGTGATTTCGATTTCATGGTCATGGCCGCCAGTACCACGGAGGCGATGACTAATATTACAATAACACCGGCTATGATAGCTGTGGACATGATGTATGCTCAGATTTTTTTTCCTTACACGTCCTCGAGTGCGCAGCACGTGGCCTTGTAATCGAACCCTTCGCCACCTCGGGAGGCATTCGATATCAACTCAAGCTTTGTCAAAACTTTCGGGTGGCACGTGATTTCCTTGAGGTCCAACCCTTCGAAGAGGTTATCGGCGTCCGCCTTGGCCCAATTGCCGTGTTGGAACCCGTACTGCTCTGTGCACGACCTCTCGTCCGTCCCCGCCGCGGAACACTTGTATTCGGTCTTTACCTTGTTCCCAACCTTTTTGAAGCGGAACGACTGAATGGGTTTGTTCCCACAGTCCAAGTCCATCAACTTCTTCATCTTGTCCGTCCACACTCCACCTTCCACGGGCACAGACGGCGTGTTCTTCGACGTCGCCTCACCGGCGTCGAGGGTCGTTCCAAGCTTACACCCGGTCTCGTAGTAAAACCACGTGTTCGGGATGTGTGACTCAGTCGTCGCGTCCCACGACTTGTGACGGTGCATGCGCGTCATGTACATGGCCCCGTTGGGACAGGACGCTCCGTGATTGTGGAGTGCAGCGACGTCCATGTCGTTCTCCAAGTTGGCTGCATTGGTCGTCCACGCACTGATTCGCGCGAAGGGACTGATCTTCCACTTGTTCATGAGCCAGTTTTCGATGGACTTTTGTTCCTCACGATTCAACTCTCGGTTGAAGAAGATCACCTCACCGACCAACCAGTCCGAAGCCTCATTGGCGCGAGCCTCGCCATTGTTAATGGACATCTGACTCGGGCGAGCCGCGCTGCTGTTGTGGTATTCACCGCTAATCTGCACACCGTTCACGTTGAGTTGGTGCTTTTGATCGGTGTACACCTTAAATTTTGTCGGGTCGTTACCAGTCCATGGAAAGGAGACCCACCCTGAGCCAGTTCTGTGGGCGACGCGGTCCTGTGAGTTCCACAGACCACTCAGGTAGTTGTTATCGACACCGTCGAAGACTCGACCCATAGAGCCACCTTCGCTGTACTTTGTCACGTGGAACAAGGTGTGTGGCTGGGCCGTGGTCATGACGGTGGTTGGGAATCGCAATCCGTCCTCGGTCGAGCCGACAAGAACCTTTCGACCAGACACTTCGTCCGTGTCCACAACCGGGGCTCCGAGGATCTCCGTGACGTCGTTCCCGTTCCCTGATTTGTCCATCCATTTGGACTCCCCTTCGTCCCAACTGTCACCGTCGTACCAACCGACCAAGCCGTCGATGGTATCCGGGGATGCACCTTCTGATTCAACTTCACCTGCAAAGTCCGAGCCTTCGTCACCTGCTCCAATATTCAATTCATCGGGTGAGCTTTTGTCCACGGTCGCACGTTGCACAGCCTGATTGGCCAAGTCGTCCACCTTTGCTTGCAAGGGGTTAGACTCCGCCGAGGTCGGTGATGGGCTGGGACTACCACTCATTTTCAAGAATACAGCCACGAGTACGCCTAAGCAAATGAGAATCACGACACCAGCGATGGCGGCGCCCTTCATTTGTATCTGCGTAGATTATTTTTTTTATTCGTCCTCGAGGGCACAGCATCTGAATTTCCACTTGAGCTTGCCTTCATCATCGACGAGTTCATTCTTCGTGATGACCCTGTTCGGTCCACAGTCGGGTCCGTTGAGGTGAAGCGCTTGCATCATTCCAACGTCCTTGGCGTTTTCATCCGCTTGTAAACCGTGCCCGACATCCTTCGATTCTTCCCGACACGAGTTCGGGTTCACGCGGTGGCTGCTGCAACCATACTTCATCTTGATTTTGCGATCGCTGACGTCTTCCCACTTGATGTCGTTCACCGGTTGATCACCGCAATCAAAATTGAAATTTTGATAGCTCTCCCACCATGGCTTCTCGCTGTCATATTCAGCAGTCTTGGTTTCTTTGTACTCAATCGACCCGTTCTTCATTCCGTTGACGCAATACATAGAGAGGTCCCTGTTACCGTTCGGCACCCAAGCCTCCTCTTCTTCGTCGTAACGGTGATGCCTGTTCATGTGGATGTTATACGCTGCACCTTCCGGGCCGCACGCGTTTCCGATTTGGTCGAGATTTCTGAGCCCTTCACCTTTGGACCAGATCGTGTGCATGTGAGTTGGTTGGCGCACGGGGCGACGGAGACCCCACTTCTTGAGGAGGTAGTTCTCGACGCGAACCATGTCGTCGATGGACAACTCACCGCGGTAGATGATCACTTCACCCACGTTCCACGCCGTGCGCAAACCTTCGTCTTCACCCGCGTTGATTGTGAGCTGGCGAGGGATCGCCGCTGAGTAGTTTGTGAGACCGGTGCGATTCACCCCGTTCCATCGCAGGGTGTGTTTCTGGTCCGTGACGACATTCCAATTTTTGAGATCTCCTTCATTCATGCGATTCCAGTGGGCGACCCATCCACTTCCGGTCCGATGCGCCGTTGCAACAATCGGGGTGTTATCGTGTGCAAAGTATCCAGAAACGAAGTTGTTCGTCGTCCCGTCGAAAATGCGACCGAATTGATCGGTAGAACCGAAGCGGGCAACGTGGAAGAGGGTGTACTTCTTTCCCGAGGTCATGGTCTCGACCGGGAACTTCACACCGTCATCTTTACCTCCCGCGAGGTACTTGAGGTCTGAGCCTTCCTGGGTTTCGACTTGGGGTTCACCGTTCACCTCCGTGGCGGTGTTATCTTGGCCTGAGAGGTCGCCCCACTTGTCCCCCTGCCATGAGTCGGCAGTGTACCAACCAACGAGGTTGGCGATATCTTTGGGAGACTCCACGATGGGAGAACTGTCTTGGATGACTTCGAAGACTGCACTCGACTGGTCGATTTCTTCATTCGCATCAAACTGACCGGCGACCGTGCGCGGGTCATTCCTGGAAATCTCTTCTTCGGACATCGCTGGCCCCTCGAAAGTTGGCAAGGCGGACGGACTGTCGTCCCCTCGCATCATAAAGACGGCGATGAGAGCGCCGGCTACGACGACCGCTATAAAAATTACAACCCTGCGATCCATGTTTGGTACTAGTTTTAGCACACATAAAAAATAAGATGGTTGTTAAAACAGATGAACGTCGACGTTTACACCGACGGGTCATGCCTTAAGAACCCGGGTCCTGGTGGATACGCCGCCGTGGGTCCTGGGTGGGAAATCGTCGGTGGTGCCGCACACACCACGAACAACGCCATGGAAATGACCGCCGTGTGCGTGGCCCTCGAGCGAGCGGCCGAACTGTGTATGGACGAGGTGACCATATGGACCGACAGCCAGTACGTGAAGAACGGGATCACGTCGTGGATCGATGGGTGGAAGAGGAAGGGGTGGAAGACATCCACAGGCGCACCCGTGAAAAACAAGGAGTTGTGGATGCGAATGGACGTTTTGAGGGCGCGTCTCAATGTGAAATTTAAGTGGGTCAAAGCTCACAACGGTCATCCCCTGAACGAAAAAGCTGACACCCTCGCCCGCGACCGCGCTAAATTATTTCTGAAGCAGTCACAAGTGAAAGTGGAATGATCATCACGAACGAGCGTGAGTACTTCCACAAAAAGTCGGAGGACCTTCTGCGTTCGTGGAGGGACAAGAGTGCGGGTTACAGATGGCTTCACAACCACGCCCGTTTGCACTTCGAAAAGATTCACGATTGGTTGACTTATCCGAGCATTATCATTGGCGCGCTTTCAGGCCTTGGCGGGTTCGCATTCCTCAATCCCAAAGGTGGTGAGGTTCCCGACGAGGCGCGTAATTTTCAAATAGCCTTCGCCACCTTGAACGTCATCGGTGGCATCCTCACGAGCGTGTCCAAGTTTAGTCAGTCGTCGACGCTCATAGAGAGACACTCGACCGCCTCGAACGCGTACAGCAAACTCTACCGGTCCATAGACATGGAGCTGAGTCTCGAGCCCGAGCACAGGGAGAAGAAGAGTTACCACGAGCTGGTGCGCATCTTCCGTGAGCAATACGACAAACTATTAGACGACAGCCCAGATGTGCCGTGCGTATCCATTCTGGCATTTCAGGATAAGTTCAAAAACGACACGAGGGCGAAACCGGAGGTGACGAACGGGTTGTCACCGGTGATAAAGGACGAATCCTCGACGCTTTTGACGGTCCTGAACAAGTGGAAGGGCGCCCTGAGTCGGTCTAACTCCGAAGAATTTGAAGGAACACCGTCACCAGTATCAACAGTGTGAGAAAGTCCCAAGTCGTCATCTCGTACCCGATGAGGGGCACCCTGAAAAGTTTGTACGACATCCCGTGACATAGGTTCTTTTCACCCCTGTTCCCGCGGATGGCTCGAAGCACGGACGGGCACGCCTCCTTCTTCCTGTTCGTGCTCTTGTCCTCGCTCATCACGGAGTCTTCGTCGGTCCAGAAGCTGTTTTCGTCGTCAATCACCTTGCGGAAGCCATTTCCCATCCGGTTCGTCTCTAAATCGAATTGATCCTGGAAACGGTGGTTGACAATTTTCCGCGCACCCTCTTTGGTGATGAAATAGGCCGCGGCCGATCCGGACAAGGGTAGGGGTTTTCCTCGCGGGCACAACCCGTCACAGTGCAAGGACAGCATGTCCCAGTCACCCTCGCGGTGCAGACGGGCGTCGAGTTCGCGGCGATTGGTGAATTTGGGGTAGGCGTCGTCTTCCAGGATGAGGGCCACGTCGTTGTCGTCGTGGTGCAGGAAGTGCTCGATGGTCTTAATGTGACTGTAGCAGCACCCCATGTTGGATCGAGGCATCGCCCACTTTGCGTGCGGGAGGAAGTGCCTGTCCATCTCGTCCTCCGTGATCGCCTCGTGGCGCCACCCAGACACACGCACGGGGTAGATGTCCAGGGCGAGGAGGGCCGACGACTGCGCCTGGTACCTTCCCGGCTGGTCGTCTAGATTGATGACGTAGGTCGTGAAGGCCATTTAAGATATAGAAGAGATATATTATAACCATGAAGTGCCCGTCGTGCGACGCCAAGTGCTGTTTCACGGATTTGATGGATTGTAAGAAATGTGACAAGGAGGTGTGCATCGCGTGCCGTCTCCCGGAGAATCACAAGTGTCCGGGGTTGGACATGATGCGTGAGGAGCAGAGGGAAAGACTCAAGACCCAGCTTGAATCCACCAAGCCCGAAAATAATCTCCACTTTTAATACAGATGAAGGCACCTCCTGTTTTGCCCACCCTTATGGTGGCCCTCGGCTTCTTAGGTCTCTATAGGCACACGGGGATAAACTACCTTCCTAACGGAGCGAAGAAGATTTTAGATGGGCCATTTTTATATGGATTAGTCATCTTATTTCACAGTATGTACGGGGCGAGTGGCATGGTTGAAAAACCCAAGTTCATTGGTGCGGTGCAAAACAACAAGTTTTTCAAGTGGTTTACACTTCTTTTGTTATCGTACGCGGCGGTTCGAGACCTCGAGGACGCCCTCTTCCTCACCGTACTCTTCTTGGGCTTAACACAGATGTCACGCGATCCTGAAGAGAGAAAGAGACACCCGTACATCTTGTAGGTGCCGATTGCTTCCTCGGTCGCTTGGTCCCGCGCGTGTGCTTTGACATGTATTCCTCGAAAACCTTGCGTTTTTCAGAGTTGATCACGTCATCTCCCGTGTTCCCGTGTTTATTCTTGTGGGTGTTGATCCACATCTCAGACCACTTGGAGTTTCGATCTTGGATGTCTCGCATGAAGGCGTAGAGTTTGTCCATTTCATATCCTTGGAACGTCCCATTCAAGATGAAGTACTGGACGTGGAAAAGATCCTTTTGGATGATGGCCGGCGTGGTCTGGGTTCGGTGTTGCTTCCACAATTTGAAGAGCATTGTGATGTGGTTCTTCAAATCGTCGAAAAACTTTCGTTGCTCGCTGGAGGTCAGTTTCGCGATGACTCTTTCTATTTTAGAGTTTTCTTTCTCCAGCGTGCTCAGCGACGACTTCATGATGATGACGTCCTTGACGTTTCGCGAGTCCTTGTGGTCGACAAAAAAACGCGTGAGCAAGTAGTTGGACGCCAAATGGTATATCAGGACCATGTGACAGAAACGCGAGTTGTTTTCAAAGTTCTTGACCATTGTCGCGTCATCCTTGAAATCCCGGAAGAAAGACAAGGTGTAGAGACGGTTCACGAACACGTATTCGCTAGACATGAGCTTGGAGTTGAGCCACTCCCCACCCTTGAGGACGGCACCTTTATTCCGGCGGGTGAATAGGAGCTGTTGCTGTTCACCCGTCAGATCCCTGTATATGCAAATAGTGATGGTGAGATCTAAGAAATAATTCCTTTGATCTTCGGTGTATTGACTGAACAGGTTGCCTTCGAGATCCCGGAGTTCATCCGCGATGTACATGCGGACGGTCTCGAACCTGTGACCCGCGTCCAGGAGCCAGTAGCCCTTGTTACTACCAGAGGACACGTGATTCACGAGCCAGTTTTGGTCGGCGCACATGTTCTTGCAAAGAGAATCGATGTACTCCGCGCGCTCGCGGGTGGTCCACGCCTCCGTCGGATCTCGTTGACCATCCGGGTACATGTACTTCGTGCTCTCACGCTGTTGATCCATGATGATCTGACTGATAGATTTACTCACGGGGCGGCCGACGAGGTTCACGTAGATGTCCTCCGGGATGAGGCCTAGCTTCGTCCCGTTCGATGTTCGTGTCATGGGCCACTGCTTCGTCATGATGCGTCGTTTAATAACCGTCTTCCAAGCTGTCGCGGTCCATGTCCGGGTTTTGGCGGGAAAAGAATTGCCTCTCACCGTGGTCCCTGTGTTGTATTGTACTGGGAAAAGACCTATCGAGGGCCATACAGTGTCGCAAGTCTTTGTAAAAAATCCTCGCACCGCGGGCGATGAGATCTTCCAACTTGTTGTCTATGTGATTGTCTTGGGGGTACAACATTTTTTCAAATTTTTGCATATTGTGGACGTGAATCACGTATGCTTTCATCCCACTGATCCATAAAACCTTCTCCAACCTTCCAAGACGTTCGGACCCCTTAAGGCGGTTGTGGCAGTGGAAGAAGATCATTTCGAAATTGTCGTTGGACTCCCTTATGGCCTCCTCGACCTCTCGGTAAAAATCATCGTTCAGGATCTTGACGTTGTCCTCGACTACCAAGGCGTACTTGGCCCCGGCGTCCCGGGCGCGTCTCCACGTGCTCACGTGCGCCTTCTGGGCCCCTATGGCACCCAGTTGGAAGAAGGTGACGTTCGGTCGGATGAGTTCGGGGCGGTAGTACATCTCCAAACTCTTTTTGAAGTACATCGGGTCGACGTCGTTCTCGAACTCCCTCGCACCCGTGGGAGTGGTCGTGTCCGGGCCGTACACCTGTTCCACCGGGACGTTCGGGTTGTGGTTCTCGTAGAACATCGCCTGCCTGTCTTTGCACTGGGGCATGGATATCATGTACATCTTGTAGGACAACGCGTCCCGACGCTTGTTCTTTAGGAGCGCCCAGGTGATGAGCACGAAGAGGCCTGCGAGCACGAGGATGGTTCGGAACATCTATCATAGTCCGAGATTTTTACTTTTCAAGATTACAACTACGACCACCAAGGTCGTGATTGTTATTGTTCGAACCAAGTTCTTTCCTGTTTTGGGAGACATACCCTTTCGTGGTCACGCACCGGCTGATATTGTTGTCCTTAAGGAAATCACTGAGGGTATGGTCGTTCCTCGTGGTCCAATACGTGGGTCGGTTCCGCTCCATGTACTTCTTAAGGAATGACTTTTTCATCACCAAGGCGTGATTGCACAACAGTTGGGCATTGGTGTTCGTCTTGTGGAGGTTCTCGCTGATTTGAGTAAAGTTGCTGCGGTCACAACTCGCCCAACAGTACCCGAGGAAGAGCACCTCACAGTCCACGCGCTTGAACTCCTCCACCGCCTCGAAGATGCTGGCCCTCGACACTTCGAAGATGATGTCGTCCTCCAACACCATAATGGTCTCGTACCCATTCACGTAGGCGTCCCAGTAAACCATGAAGAAGCTCAGGGCCACTGGGAGTTTAGTCATCTGCCTGAATAACATACGGTTCAGGGGATGGTAGGTCTGCGACAGACGCCTGTAGTCGTCCATGTCCAAGTCGTCGGGCTTTATGGCGTCGAAAAACTTATAACGCACACCCAGCTCGGCCATCTTGCCCTTGGCGTACTCCTTCCTCGATGGCATGCATATGCAGTAAGCCATGTCCACCGGGCCGCTGTCACCCTGCATCAAGGTGAACCTGGACTTGAAGCGGTTGTAGACACCCGTAGGGGAGTGATCCTTCGTGGTGTCGGCCACGGGGACAACCTCTGGGTGACACGCCCTCCTCGTGCCGTTCCACAACTTCACCAGTCGTCCCTCGTAACTCATCTTCTCGCACACTTTCTTCGGGTTATCCCACCCGTGGCGAACGGTGTCCAAGTACGGCCCCTTCTCCGCGCTCTCCGTGACGATGTCCGCACCCTTGGCAATCTTCATCGAACTCACGTACGGGATGAGGTAGTCACCGTTTTGTCCGATGATGTCCCTGTAGTGTTTGTTCACCTCCTTGTAGTTCGGGTCTTCGAAATCCTTCAGGGTCTGCTCGAACCACTTCACCAAGAACGGGTGCTCGGGGACGGGACTTTGGATGAAAAAGTTTTCGAGACACACCAACCCATCCTTGCTGAACCTGTCAGCCTGGAAACAGAAAAACTTTCCACTCGGCAACCAATCGAGGGGTTCGGTGAAGAAGACTGAGGAGTCGATCCACACCCCGCCGTACTTGCGAAGGACGTAAAAGCGAATGAGGTCGGACTTGTGCGCCTCGCACTTGGCCAGGCGGTTGAACCTCTTCAACTCGTGCACGGGGACGTACTTGTGCACGTTGAGGGCGTTGAGGAAACGCACGTCCTTCACCTTACCTATGGACTGCCAGTTCTGGTGACATCGTCGCACAATCTTAGGCGGGATCAGGCCGTGCCAGTACGTCCACACCGTCTTCTCCGTGACTTTTCTGGTGTCCGGCCAAAAGGCTAAGACGTACAGCAAAGCCGTGAGCATCACCAAGAGGATGACCAGTATCATGGGTGCTTCTGGTAGAGCACAACATTTTAATTTGTTCACGCCTATTTCCATTAAATTTTTTAAGACGCCTATCCAATGGACGCAACCGCTAAGGCGACCAAGACGTACCCGACCCTCAAGAAGAGACTTCGATCGACGACCGCTAAAATAGGTAGCGCCTTCACCGCCTACTACGCCTTCATGAGCCCGCAGGCCGGAGTGAGCGCAGCCGTGGGCACCCTCGCCAGTCTCACCTACATGCAATCACTCATAAAGACCGTGGACAACGTCGAGGATCCATCGCACGTACAAAAACAACTTTTCGTCCCAATAGCCACCGCCCTCGTGGAAAACTTTTGGAACACACACGTACCCGATTTCCAGCTAAACTATGGCGTGACCACCGTGTGCTTCCTCTCGTACCAGCTCGCCCTCATGACCCTCCTCTACGACGTAGTGCGTCACATGTTGTTGGATGATGATGATCACACAAAGCTCGAGAAAGAAAGACACGAAGAAGTGTGAATGCGGTGACTACTACCTGGAGGCGCTGGAGAAGGCGCGCGAAGGGCTGGTCGAGCGCGCTCGCGAGATCATGCGGCTCGAAGACGAGGTCGAGCGTCTTCAAGAACAGCTCCAGCTCGCGTGGTCCGTTTCGGAAAATCTCGTGGAGACACAGAGGCAAATCTTAGAAAACGCGCAGGAGAACATACTCGTCTACAGGACCAAAAATTTGTAGGGATGGATGTAATGCTCAAGTATGCTTCCCTTACCCGCGAACTCCCCAAAGTCTTCGAGGCGTGCGTCACCCGCGGTGAACGCGTGATATTGGACTACGCCAAGGAGAATGTTCCACCACCCAGGGTGGACGACGTGCGACGGATGACCGAGCTCATGGTGTCTTCGATCCCGGCGGGTCACGCGTGCGCGCTCAAATTCACGAGCTTTGGCAGTCGAGAGAACGTCGGGCGGGCCGTGCAACATGTGAAGGACATCGTGGACATAGCCAAGGATCGAGGCGTGTCGACGTGTCTTGACGCGGAGGACGTTCTCTACCCCACCCAAAGTTACGATCTCATGGCTGAGAACAACACCTCGGACGATGCGTGGGTGTACAAGACGTACCAGATGTACAGGGTCTCGGCGATGCGGGAGTTGGTTGGTGATCTCGAGCGCGCACGGGTGGACGGTTTCAAAATTGGTGTCAAACTCGTGCGAGGGGCGTACATTCGCGAACAACCGGGTCTCTTCGACACGAAGCGGGAGACGGACGACAGTTACAACCGAGCCCTCGAGGTGACCCTCACCAACCCGAACGCGCACGCCATCCTCGCGACGCACAACGACGTGTCCTTGCGACTCGCGAAGCGCCACCCGATCAACAGGTACTCGACCGCCCACCTCTTGGGTTTCGGCGGCGAGCCGGATTTGCGTTACGTGCCGTACGGTCGATTGGTCGAGTTACTTCCTTACTTGTGGCGAAGACTGTTGGAGCGTGCGAGTTACAAATCCTAATTAATCTTCGTCTATGTCTGATAGATATTCCTCCGCCACGTCATCGGCCTCGTCCTCTTCCATGTCGAACCCTTCGTCATCAGCCGGTGGGCCGTCTTCCTCCTCCTCCTCGACCACTTCCTCCTCGATATCCGCTTCCTCCTCCACCTTGACCTTCTTCTTCGGTGGTGCCTTTTTCGCCTTCGTCGACTTGGTCTTGAACATTTTCTCTATGGAACTCCTCTTCCCTAAAGCTACCTGTGCCACGTGTGATCGCTCCATCCCCTCAAGGAACTCTTTAGGATAGCCCATGCTCTTATAGGCCGCCACCAACCGTCGGATGGGCGGCTTCTTCGCCTTTGCGTAGAACTGCTCGTGCAGGGTCCACAGACTCGCGTTGAGCTTGACCTTGACGGTGTTCTTCGAGTACGTGAGCTGCACGTACACCTTTTGGTAGTCGTCGACGCGCCCCTGTGGCGCTGGTGATTCTAACGACTTTTTGGGTCGCTCATCCACAAAGTGTTTGAATTTCTCGCGGTCGAACTCGATCCCCTGTTCGTTGTAGTGTCGCTCCAGGGCATCAAGGGCGTACTGACCTTGATAGACGGGTACCTTCTCCACGCCGGCCCACACCGTCTCCGGTGGGTCGATGAGCTCATTCAAGTCAAACTTCATGCGCCCGCCCATGAGTAAAGTGTTCGAGCTCAGCCTCTACGACATGGGCGGCCTGTCTGTTTAAATGGGTGTAGTAGGGTCCGTAGATCTCTATGACCTTCCGCTTGGCGTTGAACCATAAGTAATCCAATCCCAAAAAACGGGTGAGCCAATAGAACCTTTTCCCGGACCTGCCTATAAAGCCATATACCGCTTCCTCGTCATACGAAGAGACGTCTAATTCACTGTAGTGTGAAGACGGTGGATTGTACGGTGCCATGCCTGTCATGAGGTGGGGTGGTGTCTTTAATCCCTAAACACACCGAAGCTGCCATGGCCTCGGTGAATGATGGAGTCAAAAGTGATCTGATACCTTCCCTCGAGTGCGCGCATTCGGTCGTACGATTGGTAAAACTCATCCGACGAAATAGACTCTTCGCACGGTCGGCGACACATCGGACACGACCGATTCCTTTTGAACCACGCCCAAGCGCACTTCACACATGCTCGATGTCCACAAGCCAGGGCGGTGGTGGCGGTGGGCGCGGTGGTGGTATAGCAGATCGGACAGTCAATGCCCCGACGATAAGGACGGCGAACAGTTTCACAATCTTGTGCAGACGTCTCGCGTTCCATACTTCTTTAATCATCAACGACGGTTCAGATGCTGATCTGGTGTGATGCATAACACTGTTTGGTCTCAATTTTTTAAACTGCCTCTTTTAATAATGATCGAAGTCCTCAGGAACAGGGACATCAACCCAGGACATGATGCTGTCATGGCTGACATCGATGACACGATCATCTTCACCTCAGGAAAGATCAATTGGCCGGTCGTGGACATCCTCCACGAGGCCTACCGTCTCGGCTACCGCGTGGTGATCATCACCGCGCGCCCCGGGTTGGATGGCGTCGTCGAGTGGACCCAAGCGCAACTCACCGAGATCGGGGTGCCGTACGACGCGTTGGGGTTCACGGCCGCGGAGAAGAAGATTGACATGAAGAGGGAGATGGGCTACAACTTTGTTCTATCTATAGGGGACATGCCTACCGACCTCACCGGGTCCCAGTACGCGCTCAAGATCATTCCTTAACACTTCCAGTTCTTCCCACACTGCATGCACGAGACGTACGTCGTCATCGGCTCGTCCGCCGATCTCGTCTGTAACTGATAGTACGTGGTCTTCTTCGATTTGCACCGCGCGCACGTGAAAAAGCCGGTGATGTTCTTCGCCTCCTCCGCCAGGGCCTGCTTCCTCATGTCTTTGTGAATCTTCTCCTCCATCACGGTGTCCCACGGACCCCCGCGCCACGCCTCCCTCGGTTCCAAATCGATCACCTCCTTCGATTTGAAACGCTTGTTCAGGATGTCATCCTTAAGGTGTGGGCTCCTCTGGAGGTTGCTCTGGAGCGCGAGGAACTTGTGCCTGTACATGTTGACGAACCACGGATTCTCCCACGACGGTTCGTCGACCTTGTTCACGGTCCAGTTGTAGATCGACTTCTCCAGGTTGACGACGGTGGCATCTTCCTGGGCAAGCGAGAGCAACTCACTCACGCGCTCGACGACGTACGCGCGGGTTGCGTTCATGGTGGTTACCTTGATTGTGGTCTATTTCCTTAAAAATCTTACAACGTCCTACAGTCTTCAAAGTTTTCGGGTGAGCAACGGTCAAACGCACCCGCCACTCGTCGGGTGGGATTGGTGTCGATCTCCCCATAAGCGTACGCCGACTGTAAAGAGCGGTAGGTCTCAACCTTAGCCGCGGTGCCCCTAAAGATCACGAACAAAAGGATGAGCACGACGATGACGAACTCCGTCTTGATAATCATACTATCATAGGTCGGTATTTTTTTTCAAACCCGGTGGGACGTACGCCTGGTCTGAACAGAGCACGGCCGTGGTGTACTTCAGGCTGAGCATGAAGTGGATCTCGGCGAACTGAAGGGGATCCTCCAAGACGCACCCCATCGGGTTGTTCTTAAATTCGCTGACGATGTCATATCGCTCGTTCCCCGTGACCTTGGCCATGCCGTCGCACACGCGACCCAACCACTCGACGTGTGCCTTGTTGGTGGTGTCAAACTTTTGGATGAATTCACTCGCCATTATACACTAGTCTCGCGCTTCTCCTCTAAGACACGTGCACTCGGGTCCACCACGTCCTTACTGACCCACCGGTGCCGCCAAATCTCGCGGATCAGGTGGTCGTTCTTGCTCGTGAAAAATGTCCAAAACAGCTCGCGGTACAACGCCTCTTCCTTGGTCTTGCACGGGTTGTGACCGTTACAGATCGTGCGCGCCACCTCCAACTGGGTGTCGTTGATGCTCTTCTCCCCGCGCTCCTTGAGGGCATCCACCCACTGATTACCCACGGCGTCGCTCATCCCGTCTTTTTGGCGCCAAAGGACGTCTTCTGGGAGGTAGCCCTCGAACGCTTGGCGGAGGATCTTCTTCTCGATGTTCTGCCGCTTGATGCCCTGGTTCATGTTCATGACGTAGTCCACGAACACCTGATCGAGGAACGGAACGTTCAGGTCCAACCCCCACGCGCCGCAACACCTGTCCGCACGGAGTCCGTCGTGTTGATGGATCAAACGGAGGCGGCGCATCGATTCGAACGCGTGCTCCTCGACCGACGGCGCGCGGTTGAAATAGAGGTAGCCACCGAACACTTCGTCGCTCCCTTCACCGGAAAGGATGAAACGACACTTGCTGTTCAGTGAGATGTACCGACACAACAACCACATGGGCGTGGACGCGCGGATCGTCGTGCAATCGTACGACTCGCACGAGTAAATGACGTCCCTGAGGTGCATCATCGCCTCCTCCGTGGTGAATTTCACCTCGGTGTGGTCCGTCCCGAGAAAGTCGGCCACCTTCCTGGCGTACACCAAGTCCGGAGATCCATCCAACCCGATGCTGAAGGTTTTGATCTTCTTCGGGTGGCTCAGGCGCTGCCCTATCGCGGCGATCAAGCTGCTGTCCAGTCCACCGGACAGGAGGAAACCCACGTCGCGCTCGGTCGTCTCCAAACGCACGCGCACCGCCTCCGTGAGCAAGCGACGGATGTCCTCGCGCACGGTGTCACACTTGACGTACTTGCTGATGTTCCAGTACCCTGTGTGGTAGTGGGTGAAGTCGTCCAGGCGGCTGTCGTAGAAAGTCCCCGGTTGGAACACGTGCACGTCCGTCTTCAACCACATGAGGGCCTTGACCTCGGACGCGAAGGCGATGCTGCCGTCGGCGTAGCGGGTGTAAAATAAAGGTCGAACGCCGTACCTGTCACGGGCGGCGATGATGTGCTCACCGTCACTGAAACAGAACGCGAAATCTCCACGGATCCCCTCGAGAGTTCGACTGACGCCCAACTTTTCGACGTTGTAGTGCACGCACTCGCAGTCGCTCGCGCTTTTCAGGGAAGAGGTGTGCAAGTCCTTGTGATTATAAATCTCAGCATTCGCGACGAATATGCTGTTCGCCCGAACGAAGGGTTGCATGCCGGCGTCGGATAGGTCGTTGATGGCCAGTCGGTAAAAATCCATCGTACACTTGCCCATCTTCTCGCGCCGGAACGCATCCGGACCGCGGTGGTTGAGGAGGTGCGCCGGGTGCGCCCGCTCCTCACCGAACGTGCACACGATCCCACACATCTCTTTGTGTTCATTTGTCGTCAATTTTTAAGCTATCCTCCAACCTCTCTATGAATCGGTCCTCGTCGACGTACCCGTCGATCTCTTGACACCGCATGTTCACGCTCTCCACGTTTTCAAAGTTTTCAGAGCTGGGGGTGAACTTCTCTATGTACACGAACGAGAGGTTGTACTCCCTAGCGAGCACGTCTAGATCCTCCCTTTCCAAAGTAACGATCTCCAAGAGAAGTCCCACCTGCTCGGGTGTCTCCCATATTCGCTCGTTCTTCCTCCGAGGGGGGACGTGGATGGGTTTGTTCCCGAACTGAAACGTCGGCCATCGCCCGGTCGCGCTCTTGAACTTCGACACGTACGCCACCGCCTCGTTCGCCGTCGCCTTCTGTTTGAAGGCCATGATCCTCACCTTTTCTTTAGGGTCCGTGCTGGTGAGGAAACCCCTGGAGGTTTTCATTTGCAAGAGGTGGAACTCCATCTTACCTACTACATGAGTTAAGGAAATCTTTAGTGTACTTCACAGTACATGCCATGTTCGGAAGCACCATCCTCCCTAAAAGTGCTGGGCAGTGCAAGCTGCTTCTGGCCCTCCAAGGTGATAAGGAAATCGTCATATGCACCGGTCCGACCGGGTCTGGGAAGACGCGTCTCGCGTGCTCGGTCGCCGTGGATTACATCGCTCGACGGAAACAAGTCATCCTGACCCGACCGGTGGTGGCGTGCGAGGAGTCCATAGGGTGGTTACCGGGTGATCTCCAGTCCAAGATGGCACCGTGGACCAAACCCATAGAGGTCATCTTGCAAGAGCACTGCACCCTGCATCAGATGGACCGGTCGGTGACGGTCGAACCCTTGGGGTTCATGCGCGGAAGGACCTACCAAGACTGTTGCGTCATCGCCGACGAGTTACAAAACAGCACCCCTGAGCAATTCAAGTGTTTGTTGACGCGCTTGGGACCGAACGCGAAACTCATATGCACGGGTGATCTCGCCCAAAGTGACCTGGATCGAAGGAACGGTTTGGAGGATTTCCTCGAACGGATCGACGGCTTAGACTTGAAACACATCGCCCACGTCGACCTCGACAACGCCGACATCGTCCGCCACCCAGCGGTCGCGGAAATCATCAAGGTGTATGAAATATAAAATCTTACTTTGTAGTAGTAATGTACCAAGCCTTCATCGTGGCACTCACCCTATTCGCGATCTTGCTCTTGGTCACCCGTCGACGGGAGGGTTACTCCTCCTTTGTGGACTGGTGGCAGTCACTCTTCCAGGGGAGTGAAGACACAGTCACAAACACGTCCTCGAACCAAAGCCTCCAGCAAAACGTCAAGCGCGTTCAACCGAACAAGACCCTCCCGAGTGGTGTGGGTGAGCACGTGGAATTGGGCGAAGCCACGGACGTCGAGGCGTGTCGACAATTGGCCATCGCCAGCAATCTCAGCAATTTCGGGTTTCGTGATTCGACGACGGGCAACCCGAACACGTGCTTCTCCTTCAACGATAAGGTGATCCTCGAAAAGCGTAAAAAGATTGATTACGGGGGGCACTTCATCGGGTGCACGGACGAGTTGAAGTCCATCGAGGACGGGTGTGGGATCGACGGCAGCAAGCTTCCAAAGGGTCGTTACGTCAAACTCCAATTTCACGATGACACTCACTGGAAGTACGTCCTCACCCCGTGGGAGGTCGAGGTGTACGACCACAACAACAACATCGTGAGTCGCAACAAGCCCGTCACCACCAGTGGCAATCACAACGCGGAATCCATGAAACCCGAGTACGCGGTCGATGGGAACATGGGCACGTTCTGGCACTCCAATCACGGCGCGTCGACGGATTTCATCAAGATTGATCTCGGCAGGGAGGTGCGCATCCTCAAAATTCGCATTTACAACATGAAGTTCAACACCACCGTGTACAATCACGTGACAGTCGAGGCGAGAATGTCCACTGGTGGACCTGATTCCTCGGACAAGGGCGCGTTCGTGACTATCCACGACGCCGAGGATAACGTCGTCCTCACGACCCAAGACATCAAGGACATTGAAGAAATCTACGAGTTCGACATGTCCCGGGGTGATAACGGGACTTTGGTGTACCGAGGCGCGTGCGACGGGCTCAAGGATGACACCCTCGCCAAAGACGTGTCCGTCGACTGTTTGCGCACGCTGTTGAAGTACGAAGGGTGTAACGAGACCGGCACGGTCTGGCCACAAGACGATTACAACGGTTGGTGGAGACGATCACCCGAAGGCACGACCACGGTGTATTGCACCGACGAGAAGAGTGGTGAAAAATGTGGCGCAGGTAACTTTGCAACGGTCAAAAGCGACATCCACGCATGGGCCACGCTGACTGACGATATGCACGTCAAGGGGTGTAAGGGGGGTTAAGGGCATTCTTGCATAAAGACCCATACGATGGTGTACGTCATCCTTCGACCCAGTCCTTCGAAGTGTCACAGGTTCAGGGTTGTCCTACCTTCGAAGCGGGCGATCGATTTTGGGCGCGTGGATAAACCCGTGTACCTGGATCACCATGACCCATTCACGGTCAGGGATGTCCTACTCGAGAGGGGTGCGCTCATGAAGCCAGAGGTCATGGAAGAGACCGACCCGGAAGAGCTACACCGTAAACTCTTGTGGGTCGAAGAAAGCAAGCTCGAAGATTGGGAAGATTTCAATCAAGAAAAATTCTGGGACCGATGGTTGTTGTGGTCCTTCCCGCACACGAATCACGCCAAGCTTTGGATGGCGATGCGTAAGAATGTGCTCTTCATGCCGACGGAGGAAGGGTTTTGGTACGGGTGAAAATGTATTTTTTTCTTCCTCGATTGTATGTGGGAGCATCCCTTCAATAAAAAAAGACGTCTCGAACGTACCGCGTTTTCTCAGGCCATAAATAACAAACTTCCTAGAAACATGGTCAACAAAATCTTCGGCTATAAAGAAATCATGAATGAACTTCCTTCTACACTGAACAATGCACGGCGAAGCAAAATGGCTCATTGGATTGCAAATGCAGCCGTCCCGGGCATGAACTCATCTGATAAACTACGTGCCCTGCGGATAGTTATGAGCAAAATTGGCCATCTAAACTTCCCAATGAACAAAAACAATGAACAACAGAGAGTTCTAGACGTATATATTGATCACTTAAAGTTTGTAAATTCAAAAGAAAAATTGAACAACCTGTTGAGTTTCGTGCAACCGTTTAGTAGTAGATGGGATGGGAAAGTTATGAAAAATATCGGACTTACCCCCTCAACGTTTTTCAACTTGAATACACCCACTCGGCGAAAAGTGCTCAATCTCATGAAAGATATTCCATACACGCAGCGAGAGATCCTCGCGATCATTGGAAACAGACAAGAAATGATCAAAGCCATACGAAGAGATTTGAATTACGTTATAAAGAAGAAACAAAACGTAGTAAAAAGAATCTTCGGGAATGCACCGGCAGTAACCGAAACCAACAGAAAAGTGAAAGAGCGTATTGACAGGGAGTTGCGGGAGGTGCGTAAAAGAAAAAGAAACCTGAACAACATGTCGACGGGGAGTTTAAAAAAGCTGGCGATCAATGGTTTTTGGAAAAAACCCTAAAGGTACGGATTCAAGGGGCTTAAAGAAAAATCCATATAAAGAAATATCCCCACCGTTAGCTCAGTTGGCAAGAGCAACTGACTGTAGTCTCGAAACTAAATTCCACGGTCATCAGTGGGTCACCTGTTCGAATCAGGTACGGTGGAGACCTTCCGTCCTAGCTCAATTGGAAGAGCATGAGGCTGTTAACTTCAAGGTAGCCGGATCGAAACCGGCGGACGGAGATTTTAAAAATGCACCGATTTTTAAAATCTTCCCCTCTACTATATATGTCTACGGCCATCATCGCACTTATGGTGATTTGCTGCTGCTCGTCGAGCGGCACTGGTGCGATGTTCGGATTGGGATATGTTCCCCAGACCGAACCACACTTCAAGCGACTTTCGGGTTCAAACGACTTGATCGAAGTGTCGAACAAGATCAAGAAGAGTGGCACGCAAGACGACTGCGACAAATTCGCTAAGAAGTTTGGCAAATATCTGGAGAAAATCAGAGAGTACAAGGAAGACTTTGGTGGTTTTTGGACACACGATATGGGATTCGTGAACTTGGACCCACAGGATGGTGATGATGACACCACCATGGATGAATATTTGGAGGAACGAGAATTTGAAAACGTATTGAACAACGGAACTGTCATGTGTCGTCCGGACGCTTAAATTTCCATGATTACCATATATGTACAGTCGTTGGTTGAGTAAACGCATCAGTGAACAGGAACCTCCCAGAGAACCGAGCCCGGAGCCAGAGCCAGAGCCAGAGCCCGTGCCGGAACCCCTACAGGAGCCCGAGCCTCCACGTCAGCTAAAATTGGCCCTGTTGGTTTTAGCTGGTGGTGTTTTATTAAGAAAAATGTCACGCTAAGGTAACATGATCTTCCAGATCGTTGTCTTCTTAGTGCTCATCTTCTTGGTGAGTTTCCCAGCCGGGTACGTCCCGGGCACTGATTTGTACGTCATCAGGGAAAGTGAGGCGGACGTGTTCAGGGCGACTGTCGTGAACTTTGCCCAAAAGGTCAAGGACGGCATGATCATAACCGACACTGGCTACTCTAAATTCAAAGAGATGGATGACGCCATCATGGAACGAATCGCTACGGACAGGACGAAAGTCCTCTCCGTAAAGAAGTTACGGTTTCTGACGACGTCGGACGTCTTGCGTGACTACACGGCGGATCTGGTGGACGATAGGAACCTCATCGTCCTCAACTATTCGTCTAAATGAAACGCACGTTAAAGGTCTTGGCCATGAACCGTTTGGCTTTCACCAGGGACGGGTGACTCCACAGTAACCACCTGGACCAGAATCCGGGCGTGCGCAGTCCCTTCGCGGACCAATTCTCTTTGGTGCTTCGACGCACCCGAAGCATGTGTCTCTGCACATCGAAGACGTTCATGTCTGACACTTGCCCTCCGTGGCGTTTGACGTACCTACGCATTCGATGTGGATCACCGTGCAAAGTGTAATCACTGTACCCCTTCGCTCCGAAGTGCACCTGCTTGCCGTCATCAAAGGTGACGCGCCATTTGTGTGTCTTCTTGGGACTCCTTTGGAGCTTGACGTTCATCATGCTCTCGCATGAGATATTTACTTACCACACTTGGAGCAGTATCCTTCCTTTCGCGCTTCCATCTCGCGGTAGACCAACACACCGAGGATCAAGGCCAAGATGGCCATGCCTTGCTTGCTGAGTCTGCGTCGGTTGACGCCGGCGAAGAGGACGACCAAAGCCAAGATGATTTGGTTCGTGGTGAGCGGGAGCTTGAGCGCTTGCTTTTGTGGGGCTTCGGCGGCAAAGTTTTCTTCCATAGGTACTATCACCTTACAAAAAAATTCTCAGTCATCGGTAGATGAGTGCGGTCATCATCATCCTCGCCGTGTTCTGTTTAGTGTGCTGCTGCTCGTCAGTGGTGTCACCGATTGTGATGTTGAGGGGGTACGTCTCCAACACGACGCCGTGGATCGTAAAGAAGTACGACCTCGAGAAGGAGAAGGAAACAATGCGCGATTGCAACAAACTTAACCGCCTGAACAAGAAGATACGCAAGGAGCACACGAGCTTCTTCGATCCTTACCAGCTACAAACGGTGACGAGTGACGAATTCATGGAGGACTACTTCTCTGACGAAGTCTCGAACTGCAACTTGAAGGAAATGCGAACGGGTGAGATCAGTTTGGATGGGACGTACGCGTGAGGCAGGACCGGCACACCGCCCTGTACATGTTCGAGTCGCCGATGAGTTCCAACTCATCACTGTTTATGGTCCTTTGGGTGAACGGACCGGGTGTCCCGTCCCTGCACGACATGCACAAGGCTGTGAGTTTTGTCACCCTATCGGCGATGGGGATACACTCGAGTATCTCTCCAAACTTTCTTTGTCGAAAGTCACCGTCCAACCCGGCCACGATGACCTCCTTCCCGGCGTTGACGAAGCCCTGCACGTATTCACGGAGGTCCGTGAAGAACTGCGCCTCGTCAATGGCGATCACCTCGCTGTTGTGAAAACCTGGCATCCCCGTGAGGTCCTGCAACCGCGCCACCTTGACGCAGTTGAAGACGACGTTGTCGTGCGTCCGTAGGACATCCTCTGGTGATCGAGTGTCTTTGGACGAGTTGACGACGAGTATCTTCTTACCTATGGCGCGCGATCGCTTGAGGATGCGGATGAGTTCACTGCTCTTTCCAGAGAACATCCCGCCGATGATGACGTCGAGGCTCATCCCCCTTGTTAGGTGACATCAAATAAAATTACAAGTGCATGATCTCACGATATCTGTTGTAAGAGTCTTTGTGTATGAAATCCTCCGTGTCCAAGATGTGCTGAACGTTCTCGTACCCAATGTATTCCTTCTTCATGTCCACCGTCAGGTCGTGTGGATTCCGCGCTTGGTACACGGTGGGTGGACCGAAACACACCTTGTACCCCATCTTTTGTACGATGTAGGCACCGAAGATGTCGTCCATGCGCCCACACTTGTCGAACACGAAGTAGTCCTTGAGCACGCGACTGGAGAGGAGGGTGTTTTGGGAATTGAAGGGTGCGATTTTGCTCGAGCAGTAGTACGTCTTGACGTCGTCGAACACCACGTCTGGTGCGTAGATCATCCGGCACACGGCGTCGATGTCCGGGTCCCCGTTCCAAAGGTTCGCTTGGATGTCGAACACGGGTGCGTCCACCAGTTTAGACGTGTATTCTTTGCGAGTGCTCACGTGTTGCAGTGGGAATCCCCGGTGCCACAAGTAGTTGTTTTTCGTCACAGATAACGGGTCGAAGAAATCACTCGCCGTCGGTGTGTACTCCGTGATCTTCGGCGTCAACGACTCGACGATCGGTGAGCTCGGGTGGGTCCGGCGAAAGACACTCTTGGCGTTCGGTCGAAATCCTTCGTACATCTCACCCCAACACTCGAACGGGATGTTGTCGTCGTCCACCGTGGCGACGACGTCGTAGCCCTCGGTATTGGCGTACACGAAGCCCATGTTCCGTCTCTGAATGGTCTTCCACCCAATCATGTCGCTCAGTGGTTTGTCCAACTTTTCCTGCGCCTCCGGTGAGAGGTAGGTGCATCCTTCCAGACCGGTGTACTTCTCGTGCGGCGTCTTCGTGTCCCCGACGACGATAAAGTCCCACCCCTCTTTTTGGGCGTACTTCAAAGACGCCTCCGTAGGTGCATTGATTGTGGTTGTGACGATCGCCTTCTTCATCTAGTGTGAACACCGTGTATATCTTTAAGCTTAAAAGGGTGACTTCAAGTATTTTAAAGATGCTTCTCACGGCAGTTGTTTGTGGTCGTAACGACAACTACGGTGGTCACCTCTTGGAGTCCGCCGCGTACGCGCTGAACTCGATGTTGAAGTCATTCGATGAGGTGATCTTCGTGGATTGGAACACCGAGGAAGGGAAACCTGTGGTCACCGATTCCTTGGTCTTGGAAAATCGACAAAAGCTCAGAACGTTCGAGGTTCGCCCTTCCAAGGTCAAGGAGATTTTGGGTGACAAACCGGCCCAACCGATGTGTGAGGTCCTCGCCCGGAACATCGGCATCCGTCGTGCCAAGGGTGACATCGTGGTCAGCACGAACATCGACATCATCGTCCCACCGAGGGAACAGTTGGAACTTTTGTTCTCCAAGCTCAGGAAGGGTGACCTCATCACGATGGCCAAGCAGGACGTGGAATTGGAGGAACTTCGCAAGGGGTTCGGGGAGAAAATCGACGTGCAGGAATACTTGCCCCTCCTTTTCGGTGTGTGGCCGTTGCAAAAGCGATTGATGCAACCTCACACGATGGTGAACAAGGCGGTCCTCGAAAAGTACCCGGAGAGGGCGTATCACACCATCTCCAGTCTCATCTGTGCGTGCGGTGATTTCCAAGCCGCCCACAAGGAGACGTGGCACGCAATCAAGGGATTCGAGGAGGACATGACGAAGCGTTTGTACACCGACACGACTGTGCAGTACCAAGTCATCATGTCCGGTGGGTCCGTGTATACGTCGAACTTTCCACCGGTCTATCACATCGAGCACGCGAGGACGAACACGCCAGACTTGCTCAACAAGCCGGATATGAATGCGGTGACGAAAAACGGCGACGATTGGGGATTACAAAATTACTTTGATTGAAACTCGTTTTTATACGAATCGAATACAACATAATCTAAATCTGCCTGATTCATGTAATATAAACTCCTTGACTTCATTTTGAACCGCGTCCCGGATGATGCACTACACCTTCGTCGTCCACGAGGACAGCCTCACGACGGTCTTCGACCACGCGAGTTACATCGTGCACACGTCCAAGTGTCTCGACACGGGACTTGTGTGTGGATACGCGCAAGGATCTGTCGCGCCATGCCTGGGCACCCGCGGGAACGTCAGCCTGGGTACCTCAGACTCCAAGATCCTCCGAGCCACGGTCAGGATGATGGGGGGCGTCAAAGAGTACGGCCACTACTGCACGATGGGCAAGTGCGTCGCGTGTGGGACGAAGAAGAGCAAGACGTGGGGACCTACTTCGTGCGAACGGTGCTTCATGAAGAATTAAAATCTAAGTAAATATAGTGCGCACATGGATGAGTATTCGTTATGGGATCTGTTACCGTTTGACGTTCAAGAGGTGATCATAAACAAACGCAACGCCATGGAGCGTGAGGACTATAAGAACGCGATAGGTAAGAAGCATGAAAAAAGAAAAAAGAAACAAGGACGGTCTTTGTTGACGCCAGACATGGTGCGTTTTTTGATGGAGTGGACGACGGAACCGATGGAGTACATCGGCTGGGCGTTTGAGACCGAGCTGCACGAACTCGAGACCCTCATAGATCCCCCGACATTCGTTAACACGTACAATCACGACTATGCGCAGTATTTCGACGTTTTTTTGACCCGTTCCATCGAGTTCATGGAGGACCCGGAAAACAAGGACGAGTGGATATGCCCCACCGAGGATCACTGGCTGACGATGTTCGCGCGCCTTTCCGACTTTCACAGGAAGCACAGTCACCTCAACCTCCTGGACGAGCGCGACGGCATGCCCGCGGTGTGGCTGTGGTTGGAGATGCAAAAGGACCCGTCGACCGATCTGTCCCGCGAGAGGAAGGATGCCCTCAGGGGCCTGGGGGTGAATCTTCCACGTAGACGCCGCAATAATAATGTTGTATAACAGTACCAACAATGAGTCTCAGTAACCTTTCAAACTACCTTAACAAGCGCAAGTGGTTGAGTGATGTCGAGAAGCGTCGCCTGCTGATGAAGAAGGCGTACGGTGCGGCGACGAACGAAGCCATTCGTAACGAAGTTAAGGCCATCTACACGAAGAAGATGTCCAAGCCGCGACGGGCCAAGGGTGAAGCCAAGCGCGCGCGCACCATCGGTAACTTCCTTCGCCGCACGAAGCGCATCCGCCGACTTAATAAGAAACGGTTGGTCCCGAACAAGCAGGTGGCCGAGCTGGCCCAGAGCAAGGCCACCGTCCCGCAGATCCTCGCCGTGATCCGCGCCTACCGCCTTCGCATCCGCGCGGAGAAGCAAGCCGAGTTGGCCAAGCGCAAGGTGGAGATTGAACAGCGTCGCGTCGCACGCCGCAAGGCCCTCGAGGAAGAGGCGAAGAAGCGTCAAAACAAGACCATCGCTCGCATCGCCCGCATCAACACCAAAAAGCGCCTCCCAGCTGCGGAGGTCAACCGCCTCGTCGAGAGCAAGGCGACGATAAAGCAGATTCGATCCGCGATCCGCGCGAGACGCCAAGCGGTCAAGGCTGGCAAGGACGCCGCCAAGCTCGCTCGTGAGAAGGCCCGCCTCAACAAGCTTCGCGCCTCCATCCAAAAGAAGCGTCACCTCACCCAGGCGCAAAAGAACGCAGCCTTGGCCCGCGTCGGCAAGAACAAGCCGGCCAACATCCTCAAGTCCATCAAGCGCAAGGCGACGAACGCGGTCAACAAGCAACGCGCGACGAAGAAGGCCAAGCCGTCGCCCAAGCCCACGAAGAAGCGCCGCACCGCCGCCCAGCGAGCCGCCAACGAGGCCGCGGCCGCGGGTCTCCTCGTGACCGGTCCGCGCAGAAGACGTTAAAAATTGACGCGCGAATCATGGAGTGGGTGAAAAAACAAATCAATGAACTCAAGAAGGAACAGACACGCCTTGAGGAGGCTATGCTCGTCGTCCAGAGAAGACACAACTTCTTCACGGAAGAGGCGCATAGGCTCTACAAGATGTCGAACGACGAGCGGAGAAAAATCTTTAACCCCTTCGTGGAGATGGCGGGGGATCTCTGGGAGCCCATCATGCTCGAGCTCTCTGAGGATCTGGATGAAGGCACCTACGACCGGTGTAGGAAGATCATGGAGAACCACGAATCTCCGATGCAGATGAATACGCACTTCCTCAAGGCGTGTCCACACGTCGTGCTCAAGAAGCTCCAGGCGCAACTGTGCGAGAAGAGCCACGAGTGCCTTAAGGTGACCACGCGCTTGACGGACCTGTTTCAACTTCAAATAAGAGTGCTGGATGGGACGGAGACGTCGTGTAGTTATCACAGAGCTAGGGTGTCGTAATACGCGTTCTGCTTGTCCTGTTTACGAATGGACTTGATGTGCCAGAGTGCCAACCGCGGGTCCGCCTTGAGCGCAGCGGCCTCGCCCCCGGTGAGCTTCTCGTGGACGCCACCTTGCCATAGAATCTTTTTGTCATTTTTAAAAAAGCGACCTTGATAGTCGGGCCAGTTGATCCACCCACACTCGTTCGTTTGAAACTTGTGCGTCAACAACCACTCCGCGGTGTACCCGGGGCAGATGTTGATCCGTGGCACGTACAGGATGTCGCCGTTGAACCCACGAAGGCTCATCAAGAGGTCGTGTTGGGGGATCTCGTCCGCATCCAACATGAGGATGTAATCGCCCTTGCACTGGGTAATGTGGTAGTTCCTGTGGGCGCTGAAGTTACCGTCGAACTTGCGCTCGCACACGGTAATGTCCTTTTGGTAGATTTCGAGGACAGTCCGCACGAGGTTCGTCGCGTTTTCTGAATCGACGAGGACGTTGATGTCGTCGTCCGCGCTCTTGACACGCACAAGGAAGTGGAGCAAATCATCCAATTCCTTGTGCTCGGTGCACACGCCGATGGCGTAGGTGATTTTCATATTACAGTGACAGCGCTCGTGTTCTTTAAATGACGAGCTTCTTTTCGTGTCCAACCATGAGCTTTAAGTCCACCCACACCGGGTATCCCGCGGCTTTGAGATTCTTACACAAGGCGACGTCCTCCGAACACAAGTCACGGATGATCGTACCGTCCTTGAGGGTCATCTCTTGGAGCGGTTGGTCAAAGAATGGATAGCGAAGATTTTCCAACACACCCTTACGGATGGCCATGAAACCCATGCCGTTGTAGGCCACCTTGAACGGTCCTTGGTCCTTCTTCTCGTCAAAGTCCTTTGTCGTCATGAATTGGAACGATCCGTGTTCCTTGAAATATTCCTCATCCCATTTCTCCACGCACGCGTACGACTTCAAGTCGGTCATTCGGTACACCCCGCTGTAGACCGGGTACTGCGTCGCACACCCCTCGATGAGCTCGATGAGCTGTTCGGGTAACCAAAATATGTCCGAATCGATGGTGACGAAGACGTCGTAATCGAGTTGACCGTTATTGAACGGCTTTTGCTCGACACCTCGGAGAACGTCTAACCCGAGGCACTTCATACGACTGAACGTGACAAAGGACGAGTATTCGTTAGTCAGCATAATCGTGTAGCCCTTGTTCTGGAGGAGCATTAGGCTTTGCGACCATTGCTTGAGGAAGGTTCCGCTGAAGTTGTTCCCGGGGAGGGCGATCACGACCTTTCGCATCTTTAGTCATGGTCGATTTCATCCTTTAAGTGCTCACGGTTCTTTAGGTGTTCCTCCTCGACCAACTTTTTGTTCTCACCGCAGTAGCCCACCGCGTAGTGGTTGTCCACCAACCACTGGTTCACGTTCGTCCACTCACCCTTCGGGGGCTTGACCCAGATCTCTCCCAACACTCGACCGAACTTGCCGCGGCTATCGCGTTCTTGGCATCTACACTCCAACTCGGCATCCTCGATGTGGATCCACTCGGACAGTTTCTTTTTTGAAAGGAGTCCGTACTTCTTCTCGACCGCGTCCGACGTGCGCGACTCGGGGGTGTCGATTCCTAGAAGACGGATTCTTTGCTTGGTCATGGTGTCGAATCCGAGATCGAAAACGGCGTCGATGGTGTCTCCATCCACTACGCGGGTCACCTGGTGGATGGAGAAGCGGAATTCACAAGGGTCTTGGTTGTACGGCATATATTCATGTGCTTAGATAAATCTTCAAGTATATGACCCCACCAACACCACCTATGAGACTCGCGAGGAGGCACCAGTCACACAAGTAGTTATGATGACGTTCGACGTGGGAAGACGTCCAGTCACTCATCTATATAATTACAACTCATAATCGTACGAGACCGGCGTCGGCTCCGTCGCATCACCACGGTTGGATGTCTCCGTGAGTTTGGTGACACCGTTCTCCTTGATCATCCACCCGGGTGCGTACCTCGGCCGTTGGTAGGCCATCGTGAACTTTTTCACCTTTTTGTGCGAGTACACAGTGAACACCTTCGTCCCGACGGAGTGCCCGTCCGCGTTCCACGCCGACCAAGTAGCGTCACCGGCGTCGTCGAGGTATTCCGGGTCACAAGACGTTAAACTCTCATTGCTCGAGCATAGGTACCTGTTGGGCGCCGCGTGCACCTGCACCTGCGATCGAGGCACGCGCTTACCGTCGGCGAGGATGTCAGCCAAGTGAAGGCCGAGGGTGTTGTTCTGGACGGCGATGTAAAAGTCGTACCTATATTCTTCGTCGTCACCCGTGCACGGTCTGCCGTACCACAGGGTTTCGATGCCGTATCCACCGTCGCTGTTGCTCAAGGCGATCGCCGGGGTGTTCTTGTTCTCCCAGTGCGATCGCACCTCGTCGATGGTTTCACACGTGGACGCCGCGGTCGGGGACGTGCTGTACCCCACGTCGGTGAGTTCGTATTTGCAGTCCCCACCCTCCTTGCTGATGTCGAACTGGACCATCTTACACCAGTCGTCCGGTGATTGGTGGGCGACGACGTAGGTGTCTTTGGTGTCCGTGGAGTTCATCTTGAAAATGTTTTGTTCGTGACGAGTCGGGTTTTTGGGCGAGAACCACGAACCGTGGTACTTCACAGCCTTTGGTACGTAATCACCCGGCTTCTCACACGCACCCAAGGTCCCAGAGTGCCCGGTGATCTTTCTCAACTGACAGTGCCTGACGTTCTTCCCGGCTTCACGGAAATTGTACGTCACCACGTCGGACCACCCCTTGATGGTCGGAGACTCGCCAACCTTGTTCTTGTTCGAGTCCATGAGGACGAACTTGATTCCCGCCGTTCGGTGTGGGCAACAACCCCGTCGGTTGGTGAGGCGGACCTTTCCAATCTTTTGCATCGATCCCAGATCGACAATCATGTCGTCGATCTCGTTCTCGTCGCGTCCCAAAGTGTGGGCAAAGTTCCACTTGTGTCCGTCCGTGAGATTGGCCAACGGACCGGCCGTGTGGAAGTTGTCAGCCTCCACAGGCTTGCCTTTGGAAATCAACGCACCCTCGTCGTTATAAACCTCCAACTCGGCGACGTTGATGATGGCGTGCGTGTCGTCGTCGTTCCCCGTGCCCCCTTCACTCGTCGTGGTTCGAGAGGCGTCGTAGGCGATGTCCATGATGAGTTGGACGTACTGTGCGTCTGGGGCTTCGATCAGTTTCTCCCTCGAAGCCTTCTCGGCGACGGTGACCTCGTTGGACGTCTGATCATCACCAAAGCCACCAAATATTTGTTTGATGAAAGCCGTGATGTCGAAGCCACCGTTGTTTTCGTTCCCGTACGTCTCGCGTCGCCTGAACAAGACCATGGCCAGGGCGAAGAGGGCGAGGACGACGAGTGCGTTCCTGTATCGGGGTCGCATATACTATAGGATGTAGAATTTTTTACTCACCGAGGGCGTGTGACCGATCGTCTCGGCGGTCTGGCGAATGGCTTCCTTCTCGTCTTTGGCGGATTTCAAAAACTTTGCGAAGAGTTGCATCGACCCGGCCGTTCGTATGTCCTTCAGTTGGAGGTGGTCGTTCTTCATGATGCCCCTTAAGAGGTCGCGGACCCTTTCCCACTTGGCGTTCCCAACGAGGAGGGGTGCGTTCTGTTGGACCAATGCGCGGTGGAGTACTCTGTCCTTGACGGTGAACTGTCGCCGCTGACCACTCTTGGCGGGGAAGTCGAAGACCACCGTCTCGCCGTCACCCTTCAACTTGACGTGACGTCGTTGAAGTTGGAACGCACCCAAAGCCCCGGTGTCCCTCTCCGCCACCCCACTGCGGAGGTACGCGGACGCGATCATTCGCAGAGCCAGGGCGTCGTCCCACCTAAGGCTGCTCACCTTGAGTTGGTTGAGTAAACGCGCGGTGACGTTTCGTATCTTTCCGAAATCGATGTCGTTCGCCCGATCGCGTCTCTTGTCTCGCTGCTTTCGGAGAAAGCTCTCGTTGTAGTAATAGTGTTTCTTCCCATTCGCGTCCACCGCCGTGGCCTGGAGCTTCGCACCGGGTCGTGGATCGACTTTCACGTCTTTGTATGCCGGTGGGATGCCGAGCTTCCTGCACCTGATCTGTTCTGCCTCGGAAACGGGACGTCCATCTTTGTAAAAGACACCTCGTTTTCGGGTTATGTAACCCATTGAAACAATCTTACCATTTAAGAGCTAAATTTTTTACCAGCCATACCGTCACGAATGGTGAGGATGTTCCACGACGTCGCGTACATGCGGTGGAGGTTGTTACCACCCGAGACGCCTTGAAGCTTGATCATGGCCGTGTCACACCTGCTCATGTTGATCGAACCTGTGGGGCGGGAAGGGGTGTTGAGGACCAAGCTGAACGGCCACGTGTACACAGGAACGTCGTCAAGGCTGGTGTCCGGAAGCGCCGAACAGTGCAACTCGGGGACGATGGTGTGGTGATAGACATTTGAAAGTTCGTCACTGTGAACGACACCGTTCACATACAGGCTAGCTTTTTCGAAAGTCCACTCGTCGCTCCAGTGATTACCAGTCGCATTCCCGCTCACGATGTGGAACGCGCGCACAGGGTGGTTGAAGTAGCTCAAGTCATAATCTGTGTCGGTGTTGGCGGCAACTTGGGTTTGAACCTCTGTGAAAAGCAAGTCGTGCTGCTTTTCGACGAAATAGGCCCGCTCGTCGGTGTCGAGCATGTGGAATTGGGCGTACACCTTCGGCGAGCCCGTGACGTTGAAGCTGCCATTGCGGCACTTGATTCTGATCTCCACCGCGTGGTGTTGGAGGGCGATCAAAGGGAGGCACTTGGTGTAATCACCCTCACCGAAGAAGAAGGGGATCAAGTAGTGATCAGACGCTGACGTGTTCACGTCGACGCCTCTCAAGTTGCCCTTCACATTGTTGGTCGTGATCGCACACGACGCCTTGGCCTGGTCCGGGCGGTACAACAAGTTGTGAACGCCTTGGATGTAGAGGCTGTCCATGACGCACACTTGCTGGCCTCCGATCCAGAGGCTGAACTCCGTGGGCTTGGTGGAATCACTGCTGAAGAAGCCGGTGTTGTCGTTTTGAATGGAACCAATCTTCGGGTGTTCGACCCAGATGGCACCCAACAAATCTCCCTTGGACGGGATCGGGATGAGGACCTCGTTGTCCGCCCCGAACGTACCGATGTAATCCAACCTCTCGACCTTGCTACTGAAGTTGGTGTGTTTGCGGTAATTTTGCCTAAAGTATGAAATTTCCGGTGAGCCAGTCAAGTACTGGTCTTGAACCCCTCTGCTGACAAGTTCAATCAAAGCCGCCGACATGCTGTATTACTATTATGAGATATTAAAAAAATCCGACCACTTCAAACACAGGCGGGCGTCCATGATCTTTCAGGCCTTGGCGTGGCACGCCCGTGACGAGGACGACGGTCACGGGCCCCACCTCATCAGCGTCGTGGGCAAGGACGCGTGCGGAAAGTCAGTGTGCGTGACGACGGAGTTCAAGCCGTACTTTTTCGTGAGGCTTCCTGAGACATTTACCCAGAGGGACGTGAAGATCCTACTGGATGAGATCCGAGAGCGGTGCCCTGACTGCCTCGAGGGGCACGGTATCGTGCGGAAGAAGGACGTCATGGGGTTCACGAACAACGAGGAGCGACTCTTCCTAAAGCTGGACGCGCGCAACCTGGCGTCGAGGCGGGCGATGGACGGATTCTTTCGTTACCGGAAGAAACACCTCACCGTGTACGAGTCGAACATAGAGCCCACCTTAAGGCTCTTGCACCGAACGGGCATCCAGTCCGTGGGTTGGTTGGAGGTTGGTCAGTACAATCCCGCGTTCTACGCGACCACGGACATCGACGTCTTCTGTGACGACTGGCGTGAGCTCAAACCCGTGGAAGGGCGGGACGAGGACGTCGCCCCGTTCGTCGTCGCGTCGTTCGACATCGAAGCCTACAGCGAGCGCAAGCAGTTCCCTGACGCCAATCTTCCCGGTGACGCGTGTTATCAGATCGCGATGACCCTTTGTAAGTACGGTGAATCCGAACCGTTCGATCGCGTGTGTTTCTGTCACAAGGAGACCGCGGACGTCCCAGAGGGCAGGATCGAGTGGTTCGACACGGAGAGGGAGGTGCTGGAGGCGTGGGCCAAGTACGTGCACGAAAAGAACGTGGATGTCATCACCGGGTACAACATCTTCGGGTTTGACTTTTCTTTCCTGTTTACGCGGGCGGTGATGGTCAGGTGTGCGCCGTCTTTTTACAATCTGGGGAGGATACGAAACACCCCGAGTAACATCACCCACAAGAACCTGAGTTCGTCCGCGCTCGGGGACAACACCCTCAAGCTCTTGCCCATGCCCGGTCGTTTCATCTTCGATCTGTTCCACCTGATAAAATCTCAGTTTAAGCTCGATTCGTTTAAACTGGAGTATGTGGCGACGCACTTTCTCAAGGACCAAGGCAAGTATGACATGCCGGCCAAAGAGATGTTCCGCAGGTACGAAGTGGGTGACGCCAAGGAGTTGGGTGATGTCGCCGCGTACTGCATCCAAGACACGCTTTTGCTTCATCTTCTAATGGCCAAGCTCTCGACCCTTCAGTCACTGTGGGAGATGGCTCGTGCGTGTCACGTCTCCTTGAGTCATCTCGTCGAACGAGGGCAGCAAGTGAAAGTGTTCAGTCAGCTGACGCGCAAGGCGCGGGAACTTGGCTACATGGTTCCGGTGATACGACAAGATAGGTCGTCACTCGAAGACGGCTACCAAGGGGCTACAGTCTTGGATCCGATCCCAGGTGCGTATTTCACCCCAATCGTCGCCCTGGATTTCGCCAGTCTGTACCCATCCATCATGTGTGCGCACAACATGTGCTACTCCACCTTGGTCCTGGACGATCGAAGATATGGCAACATCCCGGGTGTGGAGTACGACACCTTTGTCGTTGACGGGAAGACGTACAAGTTTGCCCAGGGGGTTCCGAGTCTGTTACCCGTCATCCTCACGGAGTTGAAAGCGTATCGGAAGAAGGCGAAGAAGGAGATGGCGTCCACCACCGATCCCTTTAAGAAGTCCATCCTGGATGGGCGACAGTTGGCCTATAAAGTGTCGATGAACAGCGTGTACGGGTTCACCGGCACGGTTCGGGGGATGTTGCCGTGCGTCGCGATCGCGTCGAGCGTCACGTGTCGTGGGCGGGGGATGATCGAAGAGACCAAGGCGTACTGCGAGAAACACTTCAACGCCAAGGTGAGGTACGGGGATACGGATTCTGTCTTTGTGGAATTCGATCTCGAGGGAAGGGACCCGATGTCCAAGGAGGCCTTGGACTTTGCGTGGTCGTTGGGTGAGAAGGCTGCGGAACAGTGCAGCGCGCTCTTCAGACCACCCAACGATCTTGAACTCGAGAAGGTGTACAGACCTCTCATCCTATATAGCAAGAAGCGTTACGCAGCCAAGTTATGGACGATGCATAAGGATGGTGAGATGCACATGGATTACGTGGACGTGAAGGGGTTGCAGTTAAAGAGGCGGGACGGCACCAAGCACATGCGGCGGGTGTGCACGGAGTTGTTGGACGTCATCCTCGATTCCAGTGACACCAAGCGACCGACTGAATTGGCCAAGGAACGAGCGCTCGAACTCATCGAGGGGAAGATTGGCATGGAAGAACTCACCCTGTCCCAAAGTCTGGCCGCGGAGTACAAGAACCCCAACCTCTCACACGTCGTCGTCAGGGACAAGATGAAAGCGAGAGCCCCTGGAAGTGAACCCCAACCGGGTGATCGTGTGCCGTACGTGTTCATAAAGACCCCCGACCCGAGGGCGAAAGCGTACGAGAAGGCGGAGGATCCCCTCTGGGTGCAGTCACACGGGGACGAGATTAAGATTGACTATTACCACTACTTCACCAATAAGTACGTCGAACCTATATCTCAGCTCCTCCAACCCCTTTTGGGTGACGGATGCAAACAGCTCCTTTTTGGTGACATCATAAAGCGCTTTAAGCCCCCGAGGCAGAAGAAGCAGATAAAGGGACAGACCACCCTCGATGCATTGTTTAAGAATTACGCTAAAATCACATCCAAGACGAAAGACCATGGAGTTCTCGACAAAGATTGCGGAGATGCTCAAGGTGGAAGTGAACAATCAGATTCAGTCACACCTTGACGATCAGTTTCAAGAGTACATAAACAAGATCAGTCGGCGTCACTGCATTCCCGTGCCCGTGCTCATCAGTGACCTTCCACCGGCTCTCAACTGGAGTACGTGCCGGTGTCGGGGACTGGTCAAGACGGGGGAGAGGTGCACGAGGAACGGAAAGTTTAGTGGGTTTTGTTCGGCCCATCACAGCCAGAGGGAGGTGTTGTCACCGGTGAACGTGCAGAGGACGTCGAGTCACACCCACGATCTATCATGTGGGTACGTCAAGGGATGTCCGGCGTGTGATGGAACGGATGAAGAGCTTAAGGACTTTGGATCTATATTAGACTAAGAATGAGTAGCAGACAGACACTATTGTTAAACAATCTGAACACCTTCTATGAAGATCCTAGACATCGAGGGATGCTCTTGGACATCCTCCAAAAAAAGAATGGAATCAGCCTCAGGAACATTGAGTTTTTCTGCACGCAGTTTGCGAAGAAGCACAACACCACGTACCGAACCATGGATGACAGAGTCTTGAACGTACACGCCGCCTATAAGAGCTCGCTCTCAGGTTTCAGCAAGGGTCTCTTCGACCCGTTCTGTCGGGGCCCGGACGCGAAGATCACGTACGAAGTCCCTGGGACGGGTGAGAAAATCAACACCACCCTGGCCCAGCTCAACTTTATGCGCTTTGCCATCAAGAACAACGTGGTCGACTATCTGTTGAATCACAAGGAAGTCTTGGCTAAGAATTGATCCACCACGTTCGGTGTTCGAGGTTTTTCCGGTCCGAGCACTGGCTCGGCCGGGCACCACTGTTTCTCTTCTTCATCCTCCACTTCATCCGCGTTCAAGATGCGAACCCGACCTTGGTCGAACTCCAAGACGACGTACGCCGTGTAATACATGTGCATTGTGAAGCTCTTCCCACTGTCCGTGGCGGCTTCGTCGATGAGAACTTCCATCGTCGTCTTGTTCCCCTTGAGCGTGTCAAAGGCAAGACTACCCGAAGGCGTCGAATTGAGTGGATGGGTGGCGAAGCTGTACGTGTAGATGTTACGCACCGGTCGGGCCATGTGCTTGTGGGACACGGTGAGGTACTTGTAGAACGAGTGATCGGGGGAGGTCACGTCCGGTAGTCTTTGACCTTTAATGAACAAATACGCCTTGTCCATTACAGGAGCAAACCACGTGTAGGTCTGATCGAAATCGTTGAGTCGCGAAAAGTTGTAACGGTTCATGCAGTACAGTTCACCGTCGCTCGTCGGGTTCCCGTCGTCCGAGACGTCTTCCTGCTCGAATGCCCTGTTCCTGAAAAACCAGTGAAACGTTTTCACGGGAAGGTTCGGGACGAGGTTCATGGTCACCGTTCGCTCGTCCACGCTCACGAGCTGGTCGGGGTGGCGTCTCACCATGTCCGTCAGCATCGTTCGCTTGGACGACGCCATGAAGAAGCGCTCCTCGGGGCTCACCGATATCTCCTCTGTGATCACGTCGAACTCCGACAGGGTCAGGGTCGACGACGTGTTCGAGAACCACTTCTGATTGTAGAACTCAAACTCAAAGTACACCTTACTTCGGTGCACGCTCGCCATGGGGAAGTACGGCGTGTTCCTCTTGTTCTTGTCATACTCCCGCGTTGACCAGTTCTGGGAAAAGAAGAATGGAATGGGGATGAGGACCTCGGACTCCTGCTCGGCGTACGATGGGTTGTCTTCGGCCGTGTCGTAGGCGAGGGAACGGTTGAGGAGGTGGCGGTTGGAAACCTTCGAACTCATCTCGGTGTAAATCTCGTCATAGATGACCGCCCAGTCGTCGTAGATGGTCTCGAGCACGGCGTCGTCGCAACGCATCGTCACGGACTTGAGGAGGGCCCGCCCGATCTGATCGGCGTAGTTACCACCCGTCTCGAGCGCAGGAAGTTTTATGGATAACCAAATGTTCGTCAGGAGGTCACCGAAGTTTCGTGGGTCGAACTCCACCTTGATCGTGCTTCCGAAAGGCCAGTTGGGGTTGGCCGATCCCGGGCGGTTGACGTTCGTCGCCCTGTGGTACTTCCGGAACTGGCTGTGTTGTAGTTTGGTCGGGTCATAGTAGAAGAGTCCATCTCTCGAGTCCTTGGACAAGAGGTGCTTCTCCTGTGCTCCGATGGCGTTTAGACAAATCTTCGCAGCTTCACCTGCCATCTCTACTCTGTACTTTACAAATTTTTACTCTTCACCCATCGCGAGGATGACTAGCTCGCCGCCATAATTCTTGTGTTGGTGTGAATTTCATCCTCAAAGGACCAGCTTTTTTGAGGAAGTTATAAGGCAGCGCATTTTGAAGTGACTTATGCGTACTTTTTTTCCATTTTCTTCTTATAGGCATAATACTCATCAGCCTTCTTGAAAGCTTTAAATTCAGCCTTGAATCCCTTGTCAATGAGATTTTGATCCTTCTTCTTTTGGGCAGTCGTTGGGTTTTTTATCTTGTATAAAGTGCGTCCGTAATCGACGGATTTGGCCTGAGCCTTTACCATATCTTCAACTGTCTTGATCCGTTCTTTCTGGAGTTTCTCATATTTCGTGAGCTCCGTCTTTGACATCTTGGTCGTGATCTTTTTAGGGAGGAGTTTTGGTCCTTTCATATCTACTATTTACTTTACAAATTTTTACTCTTCACCCATCGCGAGGATGACTAGAACGATTAAGCACACGATCGACAGTGAATTGACTAAATGTGAGCGGTACACGACATCTACTTCTTTCTACTTACATAATTTTTCCTAACGCGCGTGCCCGTGATCTTGCGGTATCGCTCCCGGATCGACTGCACGGACCGGGTTGAACCGAAGAGGCGGGAGAGTGTGGGGTAGTGGAGTTTCTCTAGGGACCCGGCGAGGCGGATGAGTTCGTCGTCCTCCGCTCGAGTCCAAAGGCACTTTTTGAACTGCTTCGTGGTGGTCTTCCATCCGCTTCGACCGCACTTAATGCACCCCCTTTGGCGACACTTACGACACGCTTGTATCGTCCACCTCATGTCACTCTCCCAATCGAATGTCATACTGTCTGTGTTTGAAGTACGTCTGGAGCGTGCGTGCGAACACTGACAACTCGTCGACGGTCATGGCGCGACTCTTCGGTCGCACCATCCGGGAGACGCCAGTCTGGCGGTTTAAGAGATCGCGTGGTGATACTCGTAGTTTGGTGTTATTGAAGCAATCACGACACACCCTTTCAAATTTTTTACCAATCCTCTTAAAGAAGTGGTCGTTATAGTGCCAATCCGGCTCGTGGACAAAGTCTATGTATTGGTCATAAAGGATTTCCTCCACGTCGTCGTACGGTTCGACGCATATGAAGGTCGGAGCCAAGCACCAAAAGCATGGGTGGTCATAGCTGATGATCATCCTTCTTAAGGAAGATGGTGTAAATGTTAAGTAGTATGATCGTCAAGGAGAGTGAAGACGGGACGCGCATCCTTGTTGGACAGACCGCCAAGGAGAATGACCAACTGACCCAAACCGCCGACCCCGACTACTACTGGTTTCACGTCGCGGATTGCCCTGGTGCTCACGTCATCGTGGAGGCGACGTCCATGAGTCGGGAGACGAAGAGGGATGCGGCCACCCTCGCCGCGCACCACAGCAAGGCGTCTGGGATGAGGATGGTACCGGTGGACTACTGCAAAGTGAGCCACGTGCATAAACAGGAACACGCCCACCACGGAGAGGTCGCACTCGACGTGGATCACGTGACGACCCTGACCATCTTCACGAACAAGGAGTTTACGAGACTCAGGCGTCTCCTCGCGTGAGATCATCCGAACGGAATATTTTTTCCTCTCCGATCTTGCTTACTTCCCGGTACCCGTACGTTTGGAGGAGTTCGCTCAAATCACACTCATTGACTCCGCACTGGTGCATGTTGACCGGAACCCACTCCAGCTGAATCACCGGTCTATATTTTTCCAACGTCTTCCGACCACCCTCGAGGACGCGGAACTCCCACCCCTCCGTGTCGATCTTCATGAAGTGAAGGGGTCTGTCGACGTCGTAAAAGAATTCATCAAGAGTTCTCGTTTGGATCTCGACCGGTACGACGTCCTTGAAGCGCATGGGCGTCTCGCTGAGGGTGTGCATACCGTTGTGAGCGGCACACGTGTTCAGAACACTCGAACCGGAGATGTTCGACAGGGCCACGTCAAAAGTCTGAACATTTTTCAAATCATTCAATTCGATGTTATCAACGAGACATTTGTAACTTTTGATGAATGGTTCGAATGAATAAAAAAATGATTTTGGGAGATACTTTGCCAAGAGGGTGTAACTCCCTGATTGCGCGCCGACGTCGGCGACGTTGAACTCCCCCTCTGGATCGATCTGTGAGAAGAATTTGTGGATGGACGCCATCTCCCATACTGTCTTGTTGGGTTTGAATGTGAACGGGGTCACTTCAAGAGTCTCCGATGTGACTTTGATCGGCAACCTCGTGTCGTTGAAATAGGAATATTCCATATTAGTATTCATCGTTTGAATCTTTTAAATAATATTGGTTTACATATATGAACACTAACAAAGTCACGGCGTACGACAAGGACTTCAACACCGTGTCAGTGAGAAACATACCGAAGAAGCTGGCGGTTTACATCGCCGACGATCTCCCAATTAACGGTAAACCACGACAAGTGTACGACCGACGCGCGTTGAATAAGTTGCAAAAGCGCGTGTCCCCGATCACCAGGAGACCGATCGTGCTGGGTATTCGACAGCTATACAACGAAACGCCTCGACAAAAACTTTTGAAATTCATGGAGACGCGCAAGAAGCTGACGAAAAAACAGATTGGGAACTACCTGAATCGCCTGAAAAGGGGCGAATCGGCGAATCGGATCATGAACGACATCAAGGCGACGACGATCACGAAGACGAACACCTTGAATGAAAACAAAATCCGCGTGGAGACCGTGGCACGGGAAATAGAGAACATTGCCCGAAACACCGGATATTACAAACACAGTAACCGGTACGACGTCCGAATGCCAAAAGCTTTCAAACGAAGGATGTTGAGTGAGCTCGTCAGAAAAGAGAAATTGCGTGGAACACCACCAGAAAACGGGTTCGGTGGATATGGAAGTAGTCGTTTCGTTCGAGAAGTCTACGAGTGGCTGAACTTTGCCAACCGAGATTTCAAAGCGTTGAAAAAACACGGGTACAAGAAAGTCTACGCCGACAAAAACAGAATCATCGAGAAGTTCTTGGCGCGTCTGAATGCCGGCAACTACAATACACTCAAGGGGCTCGGTGGTTATCGACCCTATCTCATGCAGCGGGTGCGCGATGAAGCGTGGGGTCGTTCCAACAACAAAAAATATAGATACGAATTCAACAAGTCGGAGCTCAACGACAATCTCAACGAGTATTTGGAAGCCAATCGAGAACAAGTGCGAGAAGAACTGCTTGGTAGATTTGAGCCGTACGTGAATAACAATAACGACAAGAGGAAGCTCGTGAACACCGCCAACTTGAACACGACACTGCGAAAGAAGATTGACATCATGGCAGCGTACATGAAAAAGAAAGGTGTCAAAGTCCCGACCAACGTTCTTCGGGTCCCCTATTAGTGGGAAAAAAAACATGTTGTGGTACAATAAAAGATGCGTTTGACGACCGCCCAAACCACCTTCATAGCGATCTTCATCGTGGCCGTGTTCCTTTACCCAGGCAAACAAAAGAAATGGATGTTCGCCATTGCCCTCGCCCTCTCTCTTTTACATACTTATGATCACCTCTTTAGGGTTTCGAGGAACGAAGATGAAACGTTCCTCCTCGCATAAGGATAAACACCATGGGGATACCAAGTGACGCACGATGTTGAGTGTCTTCCAAAACGTCCTCCGCCATCACGAGTACAAGGATTCCACGATTCGTTTGTATTCACGAATCCTCAAATCTTCCGGCGTCGACCTCGCCAATCGCCGACAGGTCCACCGCCAGCTCACGAACAGGGTGTTGCACGATGACAACCAAGGTGAACGTTTCAGGGCCTTTTTGCTTTATGACCGATTCAGCAGAGGCTTGCCCATCCCGGGTGGTCGTCGACCGCGAAGTCCGCGCGCCAATCTTAAGGAGTACTGCCTGTCGGAGATGGACCACCGGAAGATCGCCAAGGTGTGGTGGCTCTGCCGTGTCCACCCGAAGTCGTACAGCGTCGACACGGCCATCTATTACGTGAAGAACGAGGACAAGGATGATCGACATGGTAACGGTCACCGAGCCCGAGAGGCTCTCAAGGACTTTGACGAACGCCACTTAAACTTTAACGGCAACCGCGAGGTCCGAGCGCACTACGTTCGATGCCGAAGAAAAATGTAATCCTATACTAATGTGGTTGTACGTCATCTTCGCCGCGTGTGTGGCGTGTCTCGTCCTCTCCAACAACAACCGCAACCGTTCGTTGGACATTCAAAAGCTCGTCCGTCAGTCGGCTCGGTACGCCACGGCCGCCCAGCAGGATGCGAGCCCATTGGTCGCCCTCCTCCACGCGAACTACAGTGCCGGTTACTGGTACGCCCTCCGTGACATCGCCACGGAGTCGGCCATCCACAACGCCACCGGCATCGACACGAAGAAGTTCGCTCGCCACGTGGCCAATGTCCAAGACATGATCAGCAAGAGGGTCAATGAGATCTGCCCTAAGATGGTCGGAGAAGTTGATTTATATCTTGCAACCATCGGAGGAGAAGCTTAAAAAGATTGGGCGTCTCATTGACAAGGGGGAGACGGAATGGTCAAGGTGATCAGGGATGCGAAGTGGGATGGGTTCCTTAAACAAGCCTTGAGCCATTACGGGGTTAGAGAGCCTACCCCAAAATGCATTCAGTACGCGAATGCATTTTGGAGGTATACCGCGACGCGCACGATCTTGAAGAAGCGTAGGGACACTCGTGTTTGTAAAAAAATCTAACTGTACATTACAACAATGTTGCTCGACCAAGAGAACTTGCGGCCAGTCATGGTGGCCATGGCTGTGTACATCGCCATCGTGATCGTCACCACTCGACTGATCACCCGCCCGGTGGGCATCAAGGCCGTAGACGACTTGATCCTCTACGTCAAGGCCCAAGAGTCCCAGATGATGTCCGGGACGATCCTAACGGGTCTCATCGTCTTGGCCACCAACTACGTCGTTCAGGAACTGATGTAGGACGTTGTCGTTGATTTTCCTTGAGTGGTCATGATCCATCCACGTCAGCCGTTTGGTGTAAGTGTCCAACATATAGGCGTATAGTTGTTCTCTGCTGGGTCGCCCCCACTCGGTGTTTTTGACAAAAAGGAAGTCGTCCTTTTCGACTTTTTGGGGTTCGCACTCGATGGTGTACGGGGTCTTTATGTACTCCGGTGCTCCACCCCAGTCGGTGATGATCACGGGTTTGTTCCACACGGCAGCGGCTTCGTACGCCCCCATGCCTACACCCTCAGACTTGGAGAAGCTGACATAACAGTCTCCGCGGGCATGGATGTGTCCCAACTCCTCCTCGGATAAGAGACCGTTGACGACTTCGACGCGTGGGATGTTAATCCTGACTTCTTGGTTCGCCGTGCACTTGACCAAGAGGCGCGTGTCCGGCTTGTTGAGGCGGACGAAGGCTTCGAGGATGTCCCTGAACTGTTTCCTATCGTCGAGGATGTTCCCAATGTGATAGAACGTGTAGGGTCGTTGTGGGACGTGGGCGTGCACCACCTTCCACGTGGTGAGCGGGAACTGTTTGGAGAGCACGCGCTGACAGAACGCACTCGGGACGAAGATGGTCTCGAAGTGTTCGGTGAGCAAGCCGTAGGATTCGTGCACGGGTTCGGTCTCACACACCGTCATGCAGGACACCTTCTTCGCCCGGCTTTTGTAGTAGTCAATGCGCTTGATGATCTCGGGGATGGGGATGATGAAGAGGAAGATGTGTTCGCATTCAGGCACCTCTTTGTCGAAGGTGTAGTACGGTTTATCAGGGGCAATGAGTCTACGGTACTTCTCCGTGTGCTGTCCGATCCCGGACAGGAGGGTCGGACCGACGAAAGTGATATCGGGGGCGGCCATTAAGTTTAAAGATTATCTGTTCTTTAGATATACAACATGTCCTCCATCAAGGAAGAGATTCAAAGTGAGATGTCCAAGAAGCATCTCGACAAGACCCGTCTCTACGAGCTCCTTTTGAAGATCGTCGAGCAGGGTGGTGGGGGAGGCGCGCGCGGACCCCGCGGGGAGCGCGGGGAGAAGGGTGTCAAGGGTGACAAGGGTGACGCCGGCGAGTGTCAGTGCAAATGTGTGAAGGAAGCCCCGCTTGCCCCAGCCCCGGCCCCGACCCCGGCAGCGGCCCCGAAGAAGACGACCACTCGCAAGAAGGCGTCTACATCGACGGTGGCGTAGACTTGTTCACGTAAAAAATGACGCCACCGAACATGGCGACGATGAAGAGCATCAGGTAGGTGAACCGTCTCGACTTCACCACTTTCTCTTCCTCCTTCACCTCAGGGACACGCACGAGTTGTGTGTTCAGGCGATCGATTTTCCTTGAAAGGTTATTGATGGCCTGAAGCATCTTAAGATCTTTGTCCTTTGGTGGTTTCTTCGCGTCAACGCACGTGATCTCGAGGACGAAGTGCCACTTGACCAGGGGGTTCAGGGGGATGTAGTCGCCGTCGTCTTGATATTCGTAGAGGCGGAAGGACAATTTTTTGAGTGGGATCGGGTTGAACAAGATGTTCTGTCTCTGGAATGGTTTCCACTGCTTATCGCGGATGACGTTATTAGCGCCGGTGAAGTGCCGCTCGAGTGGGATGCGGGCGAGGATGTGACCCGACCGCTCATTCAGGATTTGGGCATTTTTTGGAATCTCGTCACAGTGCACGTCGATGTACTTGGCCACGTCGGTGTTCAGGTTGCTGTCAGCCTGGCCTATCTGGGTGACGTACATCTCCACGAGTTTGCACCCGATCACTTGGTTTAAGTGGCGGAGGTGGATGTTGGACTCGAGACCGAGGTTGAGCGAAAAGTTGTTATTAGAACCGTCGACGAAATCACTGTCTACCGTGATGTATTGGACATGCTTCGGAAGCTCATCGACCGTGGTGGTCATCCTACATGCAGTGTGCGATATTTTTCACATAACATGCGACACAACACGAGATAGTTCCAATCATTCGTCTTTTCCTTGATAAGCTCGAGGGTGTTGACGACTTTGTCTTGTGTGGTGAGATCCGAAGGGACGCGAAGGGTCTTGAGGATGTCCTCGAGTTGATAGTCGTAAAGGTCGGGCGACGACTCGTCCAAGAGGCACCCGTGGTTCAAAGCGTACGCTGCGCAGTCGTAGTTGCCGCAATCGAGGGCGAAGTGCACGACGTCCGAGGGAAACCCAACACCTTTCTTATGTGCCTTCTTCAACGCGGAGAGGTCACCGTGCGCGGCGGCATAAAGAACGTCAAGGGCCATGCGTCTAAGAATGGGGACGGGTTTAAAAAATATCAAGCAAATCTTTACAGTGCATGCGCGATGAAGTGGCTGGAAACTATTTATCTCATACCGGTTGCGTTGATGGTCCAATTGGTCCCTATAGTAGTGGACGTTTGCTACCTCATGCAGAGATCAGCAAATCGCGTGATGACCGAACACCAGCGTCTCACGGAAGAGTCACATCCGCTAGTCTGCGACGCGTTCTGGAAACTGTGCGGTCACGCCAGCAGCTCTCCAGGATCAACCGTGGAGACCGTGGAAAGCTCAGTCGCGAGCTCCGCGTCGACGACTGCGGCAAAGGAAGATTGATGGAAGATTTCATCCCGGTGCACACGGACGAGTTTCGTTTGACCGTTTTGCGCGCACTCGCGGGGGTAGATCCAGACGCGAGGAGATTGATCTACAGGGAGGTCATCGACCATCCCGTGAGAAACTTAGAACCACCCGCTGCACCGAAGAAGGTCACGCGACCGGATGAACTGGCAAAAGATCGCCGCCTTTCTCCAAGAGCTCTTGACTTTGAGTGAGGGGAACGACACGGCCATCCAAGAATCTTTCATATCTATCATGAACAACCTTAAGAAATAATGTATAATATGACAAAAAGAGATATGTTCAACCTTTTAAATCTCGCGTGGGGGGAACCAACACCTACTCCACCGAAGCGTCAAATCCCGACCGTTGCGGCCCCAGCGCACTCGAGCACGTTCGTTTTCGCGACCAACCCGGAGAGCGGTGAGACGGTGATCTTGGAAGTCCCTGAAAGAGATGCAAGAGGAACTCTCCATTTTGATCAACGTTATAGATAAGTACAGCATCAGCATGAGCGAGGGCGACTACCTCAAGGCGTGTGAGGCCATGAAGAAGATCCACCAGATCCGTACCCCGCGTCCATCGTCTATGGACTACGGCATCGGTTTCTCACACAAGGAAAAAGTCAAGGAGGTCGAGGACGACATCTTAGCCACCCTTCACCACCTACACAGCAATCACGTGCCGTCCATGCTCACGGATGGTGTCCTCACGGATGCAGTGCACTACGTCGCGCGTATCCACATGTGCCATCCTGGAGACGTCCTGGGCAAGTTCAGGGCGTACGACGTCTTCAGGGAGTATCTCAAGTACAAGATTGACGTGAATGCGTTCTGGAAGGAAAAGCTCGACCGCTTGGGTCGAATGCGCCAGGTGTTGCTCAGCGGCGGTAGGTAGATTCGCACCACCACTGGTTAAGGCCCGCGTATTCAAATAGCACGTGTAAGAGCGCACCACTTAAGATGAGCAGATTCAAATTCGAATTCACCCCCATACGTTTCAAAGAGTTATAAATCAAAAAATTCAAAATCCCAATAACTGTTGCTTCGGTCAGAATGGTCGTCAAGCGTCGTTCCATGACATATCCGTAGATATTCTCCGGCGCACGCACCATGCTGGATCTTGACGCGTGTCGCGCCCTGTCGTGTGAAGGACTCCTCGGAGAGGTTGGAAATGCCGTGTACGATCATCGGGAGACGATGTCCGACGAGGCGTACTGCACCATAAACAACGCCATGCGCGTCATCCACGAGCGGATGACTCGTAAGCGTGGACCGAAGGATGAGCTGAGCGAAAGACTGTGCTACTTCGCGTGCTTCCAGAACATCCGCCTGATAAAGAAGCAGGCGACGAAGTGTGTGAGAGATATCAAGCGGAAGCGGATCACTCAAGCTGTCCGTCGGGACGCGCTCAGGCACTACGCGAGGGAGTTGAACTTGAACGTGGATGTAAAGACTTTCAAGGACCTTAAGGATCTTGTTCCGATCATGACCACGGAGCACCAGTTCTTTAAGACGTACATGGAGTGGAGGAAGGAAGACGCCTCTTATGAACTCGCAAGCCTCGCGGAGCAGCAAATGCACACGGTCCAGCTCCGACAACATTTAAAAGAGAAGCTCAACTTGTAATAAGATTATGTACGTCGCGTGGGACACCGAAACCAGTGGCCTTCCTAAATCCCGTGTTCGCCCGAGCAAGGAGAACATCCATGCGTACGACAGCTGTCGGCTGGTGAGTCTGGCCGCGGTGAGGTACAGCTCGCGCGGTCGAGAACTCAAGAGCTTCTACACACTCATCCGACCGGATGGGTATTCGGTGGGTGCGACGGAGATCCATGGGATCACCCACGAGGAGGCGGTAAAGCATGGGAAGCCTTTTAAGACGGCGTTTCAGGATTTCGTGGAGTTCATAGGTCAGGCGGACACCCTTGTCGCCCACAACAGCAGGTTCGACGAGAACGTGCTTCGGTCGGAGGTCATCCGCGCCGGATTGGATGAGGACATCCTTGACAGGCTGGACTACGTGTGCACGTTACAAATGTACAAGTCTACGTTTTTTCGAACGATCAAGCTCATCGATCTGTACACACAGGTCTACGGGAAGGGATTCGCGGACGCCCACAACGCCCTGAACGACGCCCGGGCGTGTGGGGAGGTGTATCCACATCTGCGGGACTACACCCGACTGACGCGTCCCCTGCCCATCCCGAAAATTGTGATTAAAGCGTCCCAGGTGAGCGCAGCGCTCGACATGAGCTTCTTCAACAAACCACATGATCTCGTGGACGCCTTGTGGAGGAAGTATTCACCCAACACGTTCGGTGATCACGTGACCCAAGAGCAGATGGCCCTGAACGTCATCCAAGCCGACGCCGAGCTCTCCAACATCTACACAGAGGCCACGGAGTTCACACCAACCAACGCCTCGGATGTCAAGGATAAACTATCCGTGATGTTCGCCAAGGTGGAGGAACACGCGCTTCAATCTTCGGACGTGGCCATCGTCAAGGACCAACTCCGGAGAGTGATGTACACCAACCACGGGACAAGGAACGAGGACAAAGTAGCGAGAGCCATCCCCAAGCCACTCCGACGGGACAACACCTTCTACACCTACGACGTGTGCGTCATCCACGGGACTCTTTACCAGTTGTGCGGTCGCATCGATCGCGTGTCCGTGAACCCAGATAACACGCGCACCATCCACGAGATCAAGAACCGGATGAAGCCACTGTCGGGGAACGCCCTCAGGGACTACGACGAGGTGCAGTGCAGAACGTATCTGGCCATGGTACCGGACGCGGATTCGTGCGTTCTCACGGAGCAGTACAACGATCAAAGAAAACAGTACCTAGTCTTAAAGGATGATGAAAAATGGAAAGACATACTTAAGGGTCTTCAAAACTTTTGTGAGCATTTTCACTCTCTGCTATCATCCGCTTAAGAGGTTGTTTTCAAATCGCGACGCCATGGAGGACCAGATCCGCGTCCTGACGGACATCATCAACGACCTCAAGAATGAAGTAGCCGGCCTCAAGGACTCCGTGGGGAACGGTACGAGGCGCGCGAGCAAGCAGACGCGCCCGCAGTGCACGGCGACGACGGCGAGGGGCGCACCGTGCACGAACAGGTGTTTGCCGGATCTTGTTTTTTGTGGGCTGCATAGCGCACAGCACGCGGCAGACGGGGAGCCTAGACCGAAGCGCGCCAAAAAGAGAAAGAGAGATCTTCCAACGCACTCGCACCCACCGGGACAATCGGACAGCACGTGCGACCTGTGCGCGACACTCGGCGACATCCTAGATCCGACGCTGACGGATGAGTCTTTTGAACTCATCTTTAACGACCTCTTAGTGTAAATCGCAATAAGGAATGTAATAATACAAGGCCCTCACCCGCGAGGGCGAAGCTCTTTATGATATTTTCCCGCCTTTTCATACCTTTTATGAGATATTTTTGATGCGAATCAATCGAACTGGAACAAGTCCGTTCGGTGACGAGTCGGTGACCCTTTAAAAATGTGTTTTAATTAAAACAAGTTGATATGAAAGTCTATATGGCACGTAAGCAATCACGTATTAAACACCAACAATAACGCCTTCTTTAAAATAACGTCCCGACAGTAAGGGCACCTCCTCTGTTGGAGAAACGCGGGCTGTGAGTAGCATTTTGCACAGACAGAATGAGTGCAATTAAATACCACGGGTCTATGAGCACCCACCTTCGTGTGGTTCTCATGGCAGATCCCACAAGTCCAGTTGAGGATGTCACCCTCCCCTGCTTCGACATCCATGCCTTGTGTGATAGGATAGATCTCTTCACCGTTTTCATGATGGTAGACGATCTCGTTCTGCTCTTGCAGAATACACGTGAGCGCATACTTAAGACGAGATGCGTTCCATGAAGAGCGTTGTGCCTTCTGCTTCCAGTTGTCAACAGCACTCTTACATGCAGCACACGAACAGTGCCGGTTACACAACTGCCAGTGTCGTCGAGGCGGCATCCGTGCACGCCGAGGAATGACGCATCAGGTGGTGGGACGTCATCAC